GGGCCAGCCATGATTAATCAACACCCCTGTCATGTCCACCCGTCCGCCCTCTGTCCCCATCCCGATGCATGGCCTTGAGGCGCAGCTTGGCTTCGGCGATTGTGAGGAAGGCACCGCCGGCTCGATCCAGAATCCGGATTGGCCGAGGACTGTAGTTTTGCTCAAATACGAGGGCGCGCTCGACCCCGTAGCGGAGGTCGTCGGTGGTCTCGATGTCATGCCAAAGGCCATCTTTCTGGCGGTCGCTGCTGTGCTGGACCTGGATGAGCAAAGTCATCTACCTCCCTCCCCCGAGTTCATCCCGCTCGGCATTGTTGTTGCCCGGATTGTGGAGGGGCATCGCGTCGGAAGAGCCGCCAAGGTCGGGCCACAGTTCGATGCGCCGCAGCCAGAGCCCGATTGCCAGCAAGCCAGTGGCGGCCCCGGAGACCAGCAGGATACCGACCATGACGAGCCCGAAGGTGTTGGCGGGGGTCATGGTTCAGCCCTCCCGCCGCTCGTATTCGCCGCACCAGTCTTCAGGACGAACGGGTGGGAAGTAATCGACCCCGGTTGCGTCTTCGAAGTCGACGACCGGTCCGCGCGGCGCATATCGGCGACACGAGCCATGGTGTCCGCTTACGGGCTCGCGGACACGGGCTCCGAAAAACCGGCACGTCTCGCACCGCCCCTCCCCCACAGCGCCGGTCCCGGTCATGCTGCTGCCTGCGCGACGGTCTCAAAGCCGCTTTCGGAGGTCGCCGGGAGATGAAGGACGGGCTGCTCGTTCGTCGGCCCGAAGCCCTTCGAGAGCCGGACGGGGACGGCGCCTTTAGTGGCCCGCTCCAGTTCGGCCTCGCGGCTTTCAAGCGTGGGCAGCAGGTCCGCCAGAATGCAGCGAACGAGGTCGCCATAGCCGTTATTCTGGGGGTCGCGCCCGTTCAGATACTCTTTGATGCGCGGCTTGATCGCGGCATTGATATAGGCCTGATCGACAGGGACCTGCCTGACCAAGTGGCCGTCATCGCAGGACTCCCGGAGATAGTCCGCCATGGCCTGAGAAGGGCGAAACCACTCTCCGGCCACCCTGTCCCCGACGAAGCGCTTTTGAAGCTCCCGCTCCAGGTCGCGTCCAAAGACAGCGACCAACCGGAGCGACCACGGCAGGCCCGTCCTCAGCGCCTTCAGGCGGTTCTGGGGAGAGTTCGTGCGGCCTATCTTCACCAGCGCTTCGGGGCCGTCCATCTGGATGAAATAGGTGAGGCTCATGCCGCCGCGCTTTCTTCACGCGGGTACAGGTCGGGCCGCAGATCGTGGCGAGAGATGCCAGTGGCCTTCTCGGTCGCCAGCACCAGCTCGGCGGGGAGCGACTTCTCGTTCTTCAGCCAGTACGAAACGAGCTGCTGAGAGGTGCCGATGGCGGCGGCGAATTGCGACTGGTTATCCTTGAAGGTACCCAGTGCGCGTTTGAAGGCTTTGTGGCTCATGGCCATGCCTTCTACAAAAGTGCTGTAGCAAATGCAACAGTCGTTTTGTAGCCGACACAGCACAAAAAGGTTTGTAGGTTTCGGCCCTATGCCGGACGCTCTGCCCACGGACACCGCCACCCTCGCCGCTTGGATGAAGCGCGAACGTCAGGCCCGTGGATGGTCCACCACGGAGCTGGCCGACCGAGCGCGCGGGATTGCCCTTGAAGAAGGGAGCGCGATCAAGCTGACCCAGCAGACGATCTCTGGCTTTGAGCAGCCCGGAAAGCCGAAGCGCGTTCCGGAGTGGATGCGCTACGTGCGCGCGGCCTTCGATGAAAGTGACTCGGAAACCAAGGAAGACCCGCACCTATCGACCGGGCAGACCGATCGTTCGGTAATGATCAAGCACCTGCCCACCTTCGTAGGGCTTGGCGGGGGAGGCACCTTCGAGGGGGACGTCGGCGAGGTCTCCTTCTCGCGCGACCTTATAGAGAATGAGCTTCGGGCGCCGGCAGATGCGCTTCTGGCGATGGTCGCTGAAGGAAACTCGATGGAACCGGACTTTCGGGGCGGCGACCAGATATTGGTCGACACGCGCCGGAAAACCCTCGCGCAACCGGGGGCGTTCTGCCTTTGGGATGGTGATGGCCATGTCATCAAATTCCTGGAGAAGGTGCCCGGCAGTGATCCCGCTGCCGTGCGCGTGATCAGTCTCAACACGATCTATGAACCGCAGGTGCGCCTCGTCGACGAGATCAATCTCGTTGGCCGCGTGGTATGGTTCGGACGCCGAGTGCAGTAGCCTCGCCCAACAATCTACAAAAAAGCTGTTGACTACTACAAAACTGCTGTAGTAGAGAACTCCCAGACGCCGCACCCAGTCCTCTCCCCGAGCATCCTGCTCCCCTGGGTTCGGCGTCACCGGAGTTTTGGATGCAGACGGATGACCTCCTTCCTTACGCTCGCGGACTTTGCGCGGCGCTCGCCGAACTCGATGGCAACTGGAAACCGGCCGAGAACTATCGCGCCGGGCTAATGGACGATTCCGACAAGGTTCGCGCCACGCTCGACTGGCTCCGGTTCGCCATGACCGAGAGCATCCCGGCCTCCTAGTTCCCCAACCCCTGCGGCACCCCACCGCAGGGCGAGGATGAGCTTGGAACGACCCCTCTATCGTCTCCTTGGAAGGATTGAGAATGCAACGCTACCCCGGCCATCTGGCAGCAGCCCTCGCGGCGGCCTCTCTGGGAATCCCCGCCGCTGCTGGCAGTGTCGGCAAGTCCCGAGCTGCCGAGCGTGCCGCGAAGAAGGAACGCCCGGCGACCGTCTATGTGCCTCAGGGCCGCAATGTCGGCTCGATCGCACAGGGCAACCGCTGGACCGGCAAGCCGCACGAGCATCGCCGCGAGATAGCCCGCGGCGCTCGTCTCTCCTCCCCCATCGCCTCTAAGTGACAGGAGCAAGCTGTGGCTGACAATACACCGGGACCTTGGAGCCATGCGCCAGCGGGCGTCATCATCGGTGCGGATGGTCGGCGCATATGTATTGTGCCGGCGCGGCTTGATGAATCGGACATCGCGGACGGCGACCTGATCGCCGCCGCCCCGGAGCTTCTGGAGGCTGCTGTCACGGCGCGGGACATTCTGAAGCCGTACTTTGACGAGCCGCTTCGTACCGCCTTCTGGAAGCTGGCGGACGCCATCGCCAAAGCGAAGGGAGCCCTGTGATGCGGGAGGCTCAACCCTTCGATCTGGAGGCGCTGGCTGTGCGCTGTGAAGCGGCAGTTGGGGGTGATCGTGAATTGGACATGGAAATCGCGATAGCGGTTGGCTGGCATCCGCCCGGCGTAGACCCGCGCCTATACCGCAGCGATGAAACAAACGCGCTCTATCGTCATCGGACCCCGCTTTATAGCGCCTCCCTCGACGCCGCGATGACGCTGGTGCCGGAGGGGTATGACGTCTGCATCGAAACAGTGGGAGGCTGGCACTACGCGAGCGTCAATCCGCCTGAAGACGAGATCATGGGGCAGATTGAAGCCTCCAGCCTACCGCTGGCTCTAACCGCAGCAGCCCTCCGCGCTCGAGCAACGATGGGAGGGCAACTGTGATGGAACAGAACTTCGATCTGGAGGCGGCTGTTGCAAAGCTGTCGGCGGCCCAACAGGAGGCCTTGCGCTCTGCTGTCGGTGCCCCGCCATTCTGCCTGACCCGCTTCGAGCACGGGCGCTCCGCTGACGCCTTGGCAGCTAGGCGCCTGGCTTATCCGCGAGCTTGTCCCGGCGCCCCTGTTTGCCTGACCCCGCGCGGCATTGAGGCTCGCAATCTCCTCCGCGCTCGTCTTGCCTCCCTTAATGATAAGGGGGTGGGGAGGTGAGCCGGCCGCGTCTTCTCGACCTGTTCTGCGGGGCCGGGGGTGCAGCCATGGGCTACCATCAGGCGGGGTTCGATGTCGTTGGCGTCGATATCAATCCGCAGCCGCGGTATCCGTTTCAGTTTCACCGGGGAGACGTGTTTCACTTCCTGAGCCAGAATGTCATTCGGATCATGGGCTTTGACGCGATCCACGCGAGCCCGCCGTGCCAAGGCTATTCCTGGGCGGCCAAGCGGTGGACCGCAGTCGAGCGGGCTTTTCTGATCGAGCCAACGCGTGACGCAATGCGCGCACTCGGGCTGCCCTATATCATCGAAAATGTTCCCGGCGCACCGCTGCTTGATCCTGTCCGCCTGTGCGGCGAGATGTTCGGCCTGAACGTCATTCGCCACCGGAATTTCGAGACAAGCTTTACCGCCACGGCGCCGAAGCATCGCCCGCATCGAAAACCAATCACTCGCGAGGCTCGGGACGGTTCCGGGCGAACGGTTCAACGCAGCCCATATTGTTGCGTCGCCGGCCACGGCGGCGAGGGGGACAGTTTCCGCCTGGAAGACTGGCGCAAGGCCATGGACATCGACTGGATGACCAAGGGCGAACTCGTCGAAAGCATCCCGCCCGCCTACACCCGCTTCATCGGCGAGCAGCTTCTGGCGCACCTCTCAGCCCAACGAGAAGCAGCATGAACCCCCCAGAGGATCACGCCGCATCCATGGCGGAGTCCGCTCGCTTTTTCGACGAGCATGTCGCTCCCGGAAAATGCCCGGTGTGGATCGCGAACAACCGCGACGAGTGCATCCGGGATCATGCGACCTGGTTCGCATTCGAGCTCAGGCGGAAGGATTCCTCCCAGCAACCCGATGAAAGGCGAGCAGCATGAGCAACCTTCCAGACGGCTCTCGCGGCTTGGATGAGGGCGTCCAGCTAAGCGACGATCCAGTGCGGCGGGTCAGTCTCGTCGACGAGCTGCGGGACTATGCGGGCGCCTTCATCCTGATCGTGTTTTTCCTTTTGGCCTTGGGAGTTTGATGATGTCCGATGACAATGTTGGCCCGGGCGCCCTTCGCATCTACTGGATACCTCAGTTGCCGATGAAGGCGTTCGAGGTCGACGTGCCAGATCTGGCGACCGCAGCCGCCGTTCTGGACGTGCTGGCCGACTATGACGCCTTCCAGTTCGAGAACAACGTCAAGGGCGACTACTGCAATACCGGCGGCCTGATGATCCTGCGCGACGACGGCGAGTGGGAGGACTGGGAAGACCCGACCAGCGGCGATGAGTTCGACGAATGGCGGGATGAGAACCTGCCACGCGTTCGGACAAACGGATGGGGCAGGCCTCTTCCCGATCCGCAGTGTGCAGCAGCATGACCCCCGACCCCATCCAGTCCGCAATCGACCACCTGCTGTCGTCACCGCCGACGCCGGCCGTCGAATGGCTTCTCGTCAACGGCCCTATCGCCCGGCGCCTGAACGAGGAGGCGCGCAATGACCCCGAAGGAAATCAGCCATGAGCGTTCCTGTTCGCGATGACCACGGCTCCTATGAGGACGCCGTGAACTTTGCCCTCAACGTGCATGACGACCGACTGCAGACCTACGAATTTCTCAGCGCATGGTCTCATGGTGACCTAGACGAGTGGCCGGAATATTCCGCTTGGCTCGACAGTCGCCCGCAAACCGCCCCCGAGACCATGTCGGGGAAGGCGATGGGGGATGTGGCTGAGGCGCTGAAGCGTCTGGATGAAGCCCGGAAAGGATGGGAGGCCGGTGAACGTATAGACGGCGATGAGGCTGCCTGTGTTTTGCGGCTCGGGACAGTTCGACCCATCGAAGAAGCGGCGCGAGCCTACCTCACCCTTTCCGAGGGCCGCGATGGGGAGCGGGTGGCTGAGACCTGGGCAAGCATCAACCAATGGTGCGACGACACTTTTGGCCCGGCGACCATCCCGCAGATTATCGAGCGGGCGAAGGAAGAGTTCGCCGAGCTGGAAACGGAAGGCGCGGATCATGCAATCGAAGCCGCCGACGTTGTAATCTGCCTCTGCCGCATTCCGGGGTTCGCCGAGGCGCTAGAGCACAAGATGGCGATCAACCGGAGGCGTAAATGGCGGCTAACCGGGAACGGCACCGGCTATCACATTCCCGATGACGCCGCCCTCCTCGATAAGCAGGGGCCGGCGAGATGACCGACATCAAAGCCCTCAGCGACGACGATCTCGAATTGCTCGGCCTCATGGCCGACCGGCTCGACAATGCGGTCTCGGCGACTAGCCTGCCGCTTCCTCCCGCGATGCATGTCGAGGGGATGAAGGGCATTCTTACGGATGTTCGGGACGAGTTACGCGCCTTCGTGGTCGCGCGTCTCGGACACGATCCCTGGGAGTTTCACCCATGATCCCCGACATCAAAGCCCTGCTCCCTGAGCTGGTAAAGCGGCTGCGGGCGCGGCGGCCGTTCCAGCACACCTACCTGTACGGTACACTTGGCGGCGGGCTGGTCAACCCAGACGGCCCTGAAGCAGCCGCCACCATCGAGCGCCTGTCCGCCGATAAGGAGAGGCTGGAGGCCGAAAATGAGCGGCTATCGAAAGCCGTTTGCAGCGGCATCCTAGGCGACCTTCTCACGCCCGCCGAAACAGACGTGATGGTCGACTTCATCAAGCAACTACGCGGAGGCGATGATGCAGCACGGCCATGAAGCTTGGAGCACCCGCGACTATGGCGGTGAAGGCAAGGCGGTCACGCTCTCCAAGGCCCAGCTGGGCGAGTTCCTTTGGTGGGTTCTGAAATATCAGGGCCAGATATACCAGAGCTGGGCGATGGCGTTGGAGCCGCGCGCCTACTGCCAGTTCACTCTGACTCTGCCCATCGGCAAGAAGGAGGCATTCGAGCGCGACAGCGGCTTCACACTTGAGCGCGTCTCGGAATTGAAGCCCGCCGCCCTCTTACCCGGAGCCCAATCATGACCGAATCCGAAACGCTGGCGGAGAGAGCGAGGGTGTTGCTGGCGGCATACTATGAACATCCGCTGGTCAATAACCCGTCCATGGCTGCAGACATTCGCTCCGAAGGATGGCGATCCGGTTCGTCAGGTGCGGAACTCGCCTTTCTGGACACCATCATCGCCGCCCTCTCTACCGAAAGAGCCGCGACCGTGGAGGCGTGTGCGCGCGTTGCCAAGCTGGAGGCCGCGCTGAAGGAGATCAGGGGACTAAAGCCGAAGCCGATTGGCGACACGGGTTTTCAGCAGGGCCCGGCGCTCCTGCTTAGTATCGCGCAACGGACCGCTCGCGACGCGCTCAAACCAGCCAACGCAATCCGCAACCTCCAGGAGCAATGAGCCCATGGAAGACGTGATACAGGATGGGGGCGCTTCGACGAGTGAGGGGGAGAGCTACCGTCTGAACCCGCACTTTCGTCGCCTTATGGAGATTGTCAAGCCGGTCGGGCTGGCTGCTGTCGCTTGGCAAATCGCGAAGGAGGCGTTCGCTCCCTCCAATCCGGACGGCTACGCAGAGTACGAGGTTTGGCAGGATGACGCCATGGTCGCGGGGTGCTCAGGCCCCCGCCGGCAATCGCTGGCCGAGGCCGTTCACTACGCTGTCGTCTACCAGACGGACGAAAGCCCCTGCGTCATTCAGGAGGTCACGCGGCGCGAGATCACTCCCGACGATGCGAGCTTCATTCTCGCCTCAGACCTCCCCACCCCGGATCATCCTGATGCAGGATAGCGCCCCGAACGTGCTGAGCCTTCACGCTCGCGCCCCTTACCGCGAAGGCGACCGCTGCCCCGGCTGCACGCATCGACAGTGGTATATCGGCCGCGTGACCGCCGAGTGCGCAATCTGCGGCACCGCGCTCGTCCTTGACGGGGAGCGCCGGCCCAACTGGATAGAGGAGCAGGCGGCGTGAGACCTTTCCGCGTCGTGGCCGAGCTTACCACGGGCCAGCGTGAGCGCTTTGCCGTCCTGTCCGTTGATCCGACCGAGCGACACGAGGAAGGCGGCTGCAAGGCCACGGTCCTCTCGCTCCACGAAACGAAAGAGGACGCCGATCGCGCGGCCGAGGTGGGCCAATGACCGCCACCAAGGCCGATATGGCCGGGGAGATCGACGCGGTAGCGCTTGCCCATGACAGCGGGAGGCGTGGCGGTGGGGGCTGAGATCGTCAACCTCGCGAGGAAGTGCCGGCGCGCACTTCGGAACGGCCAAGGCACTCGCCTGTCGCCGGAGGACATGCTTATCCTCGCCGACCTCGGCATGTTCGAGAAAATCCAGATCGCGGAAGCGCAGGAGCTAACAGCAGCATGTCGCGCGAAACATCCCCCTACATCTGCGGCGACTTCTGGCTCGACAAGCGGCGAGACGGCAAGGCCCCCGATACGTGGCAGATCGCCTGGTACGAACCGAACACTCGACAGGTCCGCTATCGCAGCACTCGTGCGCGAGGCCTGACCGATGCGATCGCCGTCATCAAGGGCCACGAGGAGCGCGAGCTGGCCAAGGGCGTGCAGCGCCCGGAGGACGCGCGGGTGATCCCGCTGCTGGCCAATTATTGGGACGAGCATGGCCGCCACGCCGCGTCGCGCAGCCAGATCGCGACATCCATCCGCTCGTTCATCGGCTTCCTGATGCAGGACGAGGCCACAACCGACGTGACGGTCGCCGGGCTCAACGCGCTGCTGTTCGAGCGCTTCCGGCGCTGGCGCATGGAGCCGCACACCTGCGACGTCCCGTGGGGCGGGCGCGACTATCGCTACACGTCGAAGGGCGTCAAAGGCGAGAGCGTCCAGCGCAACCTCGACGACATTCGCGCCGCGCTGAATCACAACACCGGCCACAGCGGGCGCCTGCCGTGGGTGCCCAAGGTGCCGGGCGTGAAGGAGGAGTTTCGCTCGCCGCCGCGCGACCTCGTTTTCACCCGCGCGCAGATGGGCGCGATCATCGGCTATTCGGCTTACAGCATCGAAAACCTGCGATGGGTGCTGCTGATGGTCGGCACGCTCGTTCGTCCCGAGGCGGGGCTGGCGATGGACCCCGCGCAGCAGCTTGGCGAGGGCGTCGTGGATCTTCACCCGCCGGGATGGAAGCGGACGAAGAAGCACAACCCGGTGGTGCCTCTCATCCCGGAACTGGCACCATGGCTGGAAGCGTGGGCGGCCAATCCGCACCCGCCGGTCAAGTCGCGCAAAGTCTGGTGGCGTACGATGCGGAAGAACCTGGGGCTTCCGGCCGCCGCGGTTCCCAAGACGATCCGGCACACGGTCGCCACCCGGCTCTACAATATGCAGGTGCCCGGCGAGCAGATCGAGACCGCCTTGGGACACCGTCCCCTCAAGCGGACGAGTCGGGTCTACGCCAAGTACGATCCCGACTATTTATCGAATGTCGCCAAGGCGCTGACCACGGTCTGGAGGGATTATTGCGATGCAGCGAATCAGTGGCTCGCTGTCCATCGGCTGTCCACTCCGAAGCGCGGCGAGGGTTTGACGGTCGTGAAAATGCCCGATATAAGAGAGGGAAAGGTGGTGGGCGCTGACGGGCTCGAACCGCCGACCCGCACGGTGTAAACGTACGGAGACGGCCTAGATTGGCGGTTTTCCGTACCGATTGAATGAGAACGGATCGGCTACGGATGGAAAACGAACGCAATCTGCAGGAGCACCTGCTGTCCACGCATCGGGGTCGGCCAGCGTGGGTCAATCCAACCTCGATCGCCTGGGGCGTCCCGGATCACGACACCGGCATTCTGGCGATGTACGACAGCAACGGCCTCTGGTTTGCCTTCGACATGGTCACCGGCAAAGACATCAACTTCGCCGTCGCGCCGACCCCCGTGGACTGGGTCGCTCAACTGCACGCAATGGCCGACCAGGTCAAAACAGTTTCAAAGTGCTATTTCATCGGGTCAGACGAGGGCCCGATCAAGATCGGCCATTCAGTGAATGCGCAGGACCGGCTCCGAGCATTCCAACAGGGCTGTCCGGTGAAGCTCAGCCTGCTGGCCACGGCTCCCGGCGGTGTCGAACGTGAGGCCGCATACCACGCTCAATTCTATCTTACGCGCAGCCACGGCGAATGGTTCGAGCGGACGCCCGAGCTGCTGGCTGAGATCGATCGATTGAAGGGATCTGAATAATGGCGCGCTACGCAGAGACGACGAAGGTCAGCAGCGCCAAGAGCCGGGACGAGATCGAGCGGACCCTGACCCGCTACGGCGCCGACCAGTTCATGTATGGATGGCAGGACGATGCTGCGCTGATCGGCTTCCGGAAGGACGGCAAGCACATCAAGTTCGTGCTACCCCTCCCCTCCCGCGTGGACACGGCGTTCACGACCTACAAGCGCGGCTATCAGACGCTGGAGCGAACACCGGACGCGGCGGCGAACCTCTACGAGCAGGCGATCCGGCAGCGGTGGCGCGCCCTGGCACTCGTCATCAAGGCGAAGCTGGAAGCAGTCGAAGCTGGAATCAGCATCTTCGAAGACGAGTTCATGGCTAACATCGTTCTCCCCGATGGGCTGACGGTGGGCGAATGGATGCGCCCCCAGATCGAGCAGGCTTACCGCCTCGGCCACATGCCGGCGATGCTGCCCATGCTCCCGCCGCCTTCATAGCCCCCTCCCCAACATCGAGATTATCAAGGTTGAAACGAGTGAAGGAATGCAAAATGACCGATGCATCGTATCAGGAAGGGTTTTTGGGCGGCCTTAGCCTTGGCCTGGATACCGCTCTCGTGATTCTTCGGGATGCTGGCCCCGCCGACAACGATTACGTCGCCCGCGTCGCAGAGGGCATTCGCAAGGTGCAATGCGGCGTCGCCGAAGCTCGCGCGGCCAACGAACGGCTCAGTGAGGGTCGTCGGGAGGCTGTGGCCGGAGACCTGTTTGTCGGGACACCAATGGCGCACCCGGGCGACCTCGGCCTCCCTTCGACTGCGGCCGACGATGACCTCGCGACGCTTACGCGGATGAAGCCTTATTCATTGAAGCCAGCCGCCTAGCTCCCCCAAGGTTGAAACGAGAGTAGAGGATTATGGAGGATAGGATGGAACGAGATGATGGGCGTCCTAGCGGGCTCTACCTCCCCTCCCGCTCAGCATGTCGCCCGCCGCCGCCCTCATGCGCGCTCCACCGTCTCCACATCAGACTCCCGATCGCGTCCTGCCGCTCGACCCCGAGCGCGAGATAGATCCGGAGCAGAGCAACATCGGCGATGGTATGGCTTGCCGGCCCCTTCTTCGCTCCCATCGCCCGCCAGAAATCGTCATAGGGCCCGCGGTCGCCACCTCCTCCATACGCCCAGAGATAGGCCAGAGCGAACCGCACGGCGAATGAGGGCCGCGGAGTTCGGTAACGCGTCTCCTGCACCGCATCTTCCAGCGCCAGGAGCGCCTTGTCGCGGAGCTGGTCGGCGAAGAGCGGCGACTCGGGCATGCGCGAACAAATACGGAACGAATGGCTTGTTCGCCAGCCCTGCGGTATGATGTCGCGACTCGAAATCGAAGGATGCGGCATGGCAGACGAGACCGACAACCCGGAGCAGGGCGCGCTGTTCAGGATCGAAGGACCGGACGAGGACGGCTGCGTCTGGATATGCGCCGAGGCGGGCCGCGACATCTGGTGCCACAATCTCGGGCCCAGAGGCCCGGCCGCCGAGAAAATGATCGAGTGGCTGGGCCAGCAGGATTATGGCGAGCGCCCGGCCGACTGGGACGGCGTCGCTACGGAGGGAGAGACGCGATCTGCAACCGCTACCGAATGACCGCCGGCCGCCGCGCGATCGCCGAGCGCTACGGGGTTGCGGTCCAGCCGGAATATGAGAACCTGCCCCCGCCTGAGCTGTTTCCGAAACGGCCCGCTTGGGTCGTGCGGCAGGAGGACGGCGCTCGCCGGGCCGATATTATGCGATGGGGCGTTCCGCTCAACGGCAAGCCCATCACCAACGTCCGCAACCTGCAGAGCGGCTTCTGGCGCAACATGCTCGCCAACCCTGGGCGGCGCTGCCTCGTTCCCGTCACCGATTTCTGCGAATGGTCCGGAGAGAAGGGCTCCAAGCGCGAGCACTGGTTCAGCCTGGTTGACACCGAGATCTTCAGCTTCGCCGGCATCTGGCGGCCGAGCGAGGAGGGCGACGTCTTCGCCTTCCTGACCTGCGGCTATCTCGGCGACCCTGCGGCCCATGTGGTCGGCGCGATCCACGACAAGGCGATCCCGGTCATCCTCCAACGCGAGGACGAGCAGAGATGGCTGGACGGGGCGTACGACGACGCATGCTCGCTGGCTCAGCCGTTCCCGTCGCAGTTGATGGCGGTGGTCTGATGACGACCCGCAAGCAGGTCGAGGAGCCAGACCCTCCGCCCCTGCGCACGACCGACCCCGTGGAGCAGATCGTGGAACGAGGACTCCAGCGCGCCGGACTCGACTATGTCACCGGACATGGTGGTGATAACCCGACCGGCCTGGACTTCTTCGTGCCTCAGCTGGGGGTCGCGATCGAGGTGAAGCGTTTCCACACGCCGCGGATCGCAGAGCAGATGAGCCGGGCCGAGAACGTCATCGCCATTCAAGGGAAGGAGAGCGCGGAGTTCTTCGCGCGATTGCTGACCGGCAAATGAGCGGCCGCCTGATCACCCGCCAATTCGTCTGGGGCTTCGTCTCGGTGTTCGTGCTAATTTTCATCCTATTCGGCGTGGCGGTGGTGCTGGCAGGTTAGGGGCCGTCACCTCTTATCCTTGGGCGGCAGCGCCGCGGTCGCTGCCTGCTCGGCAATCCTGGCGCTGCTCTCGGCCGCCTCTCCCCCGCCCTTGGTCGCCTGATATGCCCACCCGACCGGGCCGTTGACCCATCCAGTGATGACGATGGCCGTCGCGAGGATCAAGAAGGCGTCGTTCTGTAGCAGAGCCGGGTTGATCGCGATCATGGCCAGCACGATGATGACGAGGACGAAGCAGCCAAAGCCGATCCATCCCCGGGCATCGGTCGGCTTGACGACGGTGATGGAGATGAGGGCCATCAGACCAACGCATCCCATGTTTTCGGCCCGACCAGACCGTCCGGCGTCAGGCCTTTGCGCGACTGGAAAGCCTTCACCGCGGCTTCGGTGCCGGGGCCGAATATGCCGTCAGCCTTGATGCCGAGCTTGGTCTGGAGTTCGGCGACTGAGCCGTCCCGGTCGCCGCGCTTCAGCATGGCGTGAGCGGGCTCCAGCGGGTGAAGCTGAATCTCGTTCTGCGGCGGCGTGCCGGCCATGTGCAGCGCCACGACGGCGCGGAATTGAGGCATGGCGAACGACGGGTCGATCTTCCGCCCGCGAGGGAGCGCGAACTCCTTGTGTCCGCAGGCGTCGTCGGCAGTCAGGCCCAGATGCTTCAGGATCGCAGCGACGCCGCGCGCATAGGCATCCAACTGGACGGGAGGCCATGGATCTGTGCCATCGCCCGCATTCTCGGCCTCGATGCCGATGGAGGACGAATTGCCGGCAATGCCGCGCCAGGCACCCGCTCCGGCATGATTGCACCGCCCGGCCGCCAGCACATGGTACGTGCCGTCGCGGGCAAGGTAGAGCTGCGACAAGGGGCCCGGCAGCGCCGGATAGTGCCGAGCGTTGGCGGTGAACGCTCCCCGCCCGTTGAGAACCGTGTTCAGGCTCGGATTCGGATTGCGGTCCGGCGCCTTGGGTCCGGCAGTGTGATGCAGGATGACGCCCTTGACGTCGCCCAGAGGACCGACACCGCGCCCCTGCCAGCCCGCATGTTCGACGACGTTGAGGCCGGCAGCCTTCAGGACGTCGGCGAGGAAGGTGGCGTTGGGCATCACGAAGCTCCTCTGCTTAGGGTCAGGAAAACGGCGATCAACGTTGCGAACGCGACGACGGCAGCCAGCGCGAGGGCCAGCCCCTTGAACTGCAGCGCGGCTTGGTCCTTGGTCACGTAATTGGCCTGCTGGTCCTTCATCGCCCCCAGCACGTCGTTATGAGCGGCGGCCTTCTCGTTGGCGGCGGCAAGGGCGGCGTCGACGGCTCGGTTCCGCTCGGTCGCGAGATCGGTGTGACGGCGGTCGGACGCTGCGATCAGCGCCTCCATGTGTTCCTTCAGCGCCGGGATGGTCCAGACCTCGGTCATTGTCCGTTGCCTCCCTGACCCTTGGGGAAGACCTGGGCCAGATCGTCCATCATCCGGGAAATCTCAGGGCTCCAGTCGCCGGGAGGAATGGCGCGGCCAACGGTCATCTGGAAGTTGATGAACTGGCGCTGGAGCCCCGTCAGGGTATCGCGCACGCTCTGCAATTCCTCCTGGCAATGGGCGTGCGCCGTCGTGACGGTGGCCGTCGCCTCGCGTTGCGCGGTGATGTCCCGCACAAGATTGTCGATCACGAATTGCAGGTTGGTCCGGCCGTCGGCGCTGACTTCAAGCTGGAAGTCCTCGGCCCGCGACTTCTCGGCCAGCTTCAGCCGGCGATTGTCGACGTAGAGCTTGACGACAATGGCAAGAATGCTGCCGATGAACGCTGTCGAAAGCCAGGGGCGGACCGCCTCAAAGCTGCCGATGATCCCGTCGCTCATTGGCCGGGACCTTTGGCGCGAGCAACATGCGGCGCCACAGCTCGCTCCCAAAAGCGAGACAAAGGAGCGAAACGGCCATTCCTAAGTCCATCCGCCAGCCCTACCCCGATTGCCAACAAACACTCAGCCGCGAAGCATATGTTCGTAGTCAGCTCAAACAGGTAAATCTGTTGCTTGGATGGTGGAAAAGTTGTGCCGAAGCCAATATTTATGCAGATCGAAAGGATATTGATGCCGGCCAGCACCAACAACGCCCAATATTTGCGGTGGTTATCCCACGCAACGCCGACTGCGACCAGCACCATGAACTCGATCAGGGAATAGGGGCCGGGCAGATCGGTGACGTTGACCCGCGCATGAAGAAAGTTCGACAGGGCGAACCCGGCAAGCAACCACAGCCCTATCCATCGCAAATCTTCGTCGCGAATTGTGGCCAGGACCGCCATGAAGGCAAGTCCGCCATAGAGCAGCAGAAGCACGCTCTATTCTCTGGGCGGAGTCTTGGGAGTGCCACCGCCAAAAGCCGTGTACTGCGCGCCTGACATCTCGGCCTCAAACGTATCGAGCAGCTGGGCCAGCGCATAGTGCAGGAGGGCGACCGAATGGCTGCCGGGGTGAGCGGCTTCCACGGCGGCCAACCTCTGCTGGACCTTCTCTCCGGCGGTGACTTGGGCAGCGGTGATCATTGGGGGTCTCCTTTCCTGAGAATCAAACCGCGAAGTTCGTGCAGGCGAGCTGGTTCGCCGCGGCGAAGTCAGACGTCGCCAGGTCGGTATTGGCGGTGTTGCCCGTCGCCGTGCAGGCAATGGCCGCGCAGCGGGTGAAGACCGGCGAGGTGCCTTTCTTGAACCCGGAGCTGAACGCGGTATCCATGACGAGCCCATGGAAGGTGCAATCGGTCTGCGTGCCAGTGAACCTGACCCCGATGCTGGTTGTGATCGCGCCGGGGCGTTCCAGCGAGATGGGGCCGATTCGACAGCGCGAGTTGCCGGCGTTGATCGCGATAGCGCCGTTCGACGAGCTGCCGTAGTTCACGACGCGCCCGAGAGTGACGGAGCAGTTGATGTTGTTCGTCATCGAAACGGCGGTGGTGTTGCCTTGGAGTGCCAGCCTCAACTCGCCACCGCGAATGTCGAAGTCGGTGCAGCCATCCAACAGGATCGACGGTGTCGCGTTCGAGCCGGCGCTCCAGTACAGGCTGATATTGGAAATCGAGCCCTTGAGCACGCCCCCGGTGGATGCGTTGCCGACGAGCGAGATCGAGCCCGATGACGACACGGGGAAGTTCATCTGGGCGACGATCACTTCGGTGTAATTGTCGAGCGCGGAAGTGGCGACAGCTTGCGCCTGGAACTCCAGCACGGCCTCGAAATTGTCGAAGGTCAATGCGCCGGTTGAGACGAAGCGGCGATAGTTGCTCGCGACCGCAGGCGGGGAGAGCACGTTCAGGCCGGCATAGCCGCTGGCCAGCGAATCGGTGCCCCGGCGGCGGATATGAGAGACCCCGGAGAATACGACGTTCGCGGTCGTGAGCTTGTCCTCGGCCGACCCGATGCAAATCCCGCGATTGGCGTCACCAACAGTCGCGCGAAGCGAGGTGACGTTGAAAGCCTTGTGCCGCGATGAAGCGACAGTCGAGACGCCGGTCTCCGGGAAGAAGAGCGTGTAGACGTCGGCGGCGGGAGAGGCGTTGGACTGGTCGATCACTATCGAAGCCTGGCCCGTGGAACGCTGGATGCAGACGCCGAAGCCGATCTGGGTCTGGGTCACCGTCAGGCCCTGAAGCTGCCCGCTTCCCGTGATCGCCTGGTTGCCGTAGCCGTCGACCTGGATGTCAAGATCGACGTCGAGGGCGTTGATGAAGACGCCGTTGGTCTGGCTGTTCTGCACATGGATGCGGCCGCGAATGCCGGACAGGCCCTGCGATTCGATCCAGACCGCGGCGAGGTTGCCCGTGTTGCCCGGCGGCGTCGCATTGCACTCTGCGCAATCGACCACGTCGAATAGTTCGAAATCGAAATTGGAGGCCGTCGCGAGATGAACGCCGCGTCCGCCATAGCCGGCAAGGTTCTTGGTCGGGTCGTTCAGGAGGTGGCAGATGCCGAGCTTCAGGTTGCTCGATCCCACGCCGTCATAGGCGATGCCGAAGCGGTCATAGGTCGAAATCTCGCCGGTCCAAACCACGTCGCTGACGTCGATCCAATGGAGGATGCTGTAGAAGACGGCGTTGTCGAAGTGCATCCGCGAGCCGCTATATTCGGTCGTCAGGTTGATCCCGGTCGCATAGTCCCCCGGAGGCCAGTAAATGCAGATGCCGGGCAGGCAGGAGTTGGCGTAGATCGCCGCCATCTGGTCCCCGTAATCATCCTCCCAATTGGTCACGCCGTCCGGGAAGACGCCGTAGCGCCGGACGTCGCCGATGGCATAGCCGGGATAGAGGACGCCGGCCTCCGCATCCTGGGAGGCGTTGATGGTCTCCAGCCATTCCTTCAGGCCCGCTTTCGGGACAGGGACGCCGGTCTGGAAGATTTCATCGAGGGTCATTCACTGCGCTCCGATCAGAGGTCTTCGACAAATTCGAGATCGTGGGCTTCGAGCCCGCCGACTTCCGCGACGTTCTCCCCAGCGTCGTCCGAGACGAGGCGGAAGGGGCCGGTGACCTTGCGGTAGATCCATGCCCCGGCCGCGATTGCCGCGACGGTCGGCGGCTTGAACCGGATGAGGGCGGTTCCGGCCATGCTGCTGGTCACGTCGTCCAGAATGATGTGCGGGCGCCCGTCCCCGCCGACATAGTCGCCCGCCCGGAAGAGGAGCTGGCCGGCGCCGCAACCAGTGAGGCGCATCGCGGTGGCGCCGAGTGCGACCGCGTCGTTCGTGCCGACCGCCAGATCATCCAGAAAGCCAGTGCCGTCGTCGAAGAACGTGCCGTCGTCGAACGGGAAGATTTCGAAGACGCCCGATGGTCCGGGGCGGCGGAAATCGTAGATCAGCGCCCGGTTCAGACCGCCATCCAGCTTGGCGAGGAAGGCGTCCACCGAAGCGCCCTTGCCTTGCAGCCCAGCCCCCATGTAGCCGCCGCGAACCGTTGCCCGGGTGACCCAACGGGGGGCAGATAGTCCGTACATCTTCTGCTGGCGCGTGAACGGGCTTTCGCTTCGCCCGACATGGGGCTGCAAATAGAAGCTCATGGCGAACGGGGCCAAGTCGTCGGGCCAGGTGTAATCGGTCATGAGAGCCCCTTCAGGTGCCGATCAGCCCATGGCCGGCGGTCGCGTGCAGATCGTCGATCAGCGCCTTCACGCGCTCGGCAAGCTGGGCCAGTGTCACCGTGGTCGTGTCGAATGTCGTTCGCGTCGCCGTGCCGGTCGCCACCGCCCATCCGGTCTTGCGCGTGTTGACCACCTGCGTTCCCGCGCGCCGGATCGGAACGCTGAAGTCGGCCATGGCAGAGGTAATTTGCAGGAACAGCGTCGTGCCGGCGAAGCTGCGGAAGCGATGGTCGGCAGCATCCGATACGTTGATGCCCGAGCCGTTCAAATCGACGAAGTAGCGCCCGGCCAAGCCGGTGGCAGACCACGCGCTTTGCCCCGCGACATTGTTGCTGATCGTCTGGCGCTGCGTGAAGGCGTTCACCTGGCCGAGGCAGGCAATCGTGTCGCTCGCATCCGGCAGGGTAAAGGTCTTGGTCGATGTCGTCGGACCGGAGAAGGCGGTGAAGCCGTTGGCAGTGCCGCCCCGGGAGGCAGCCAATATGCCCGTCCAGCCCAGCGTAAAGCTAGTGCTGGTAATGACGGCTCCGGTCGGCGTTCCACCGAGTGTCAGGGTGACGTTCGTATCGTCCGTCTTGGTGATGCTGCCCAGGCTCGATACGCCCGTGCCGCCTCGCCCCGCCGCCAGCGTTCCAGTCCACCCGACCGTGATCGAGGCCGCCTGAAGCAGCGCCGTGGCAGGCGTGCCGCCCAAGGTGAGCGTGACGTTCGTGTCGTCGACCTTGGTCAGCGCCTGGCCGCCAGTGATGGACGAAGCCGCTGGCGTGATCGTGACATTCGCCGCGGCGGTGGTCAGGCCCTTCGCGTTGACCGTGAACGTTGCAACCTGCGTTGCCGACCCGAAGCTGCCGACATTGGAATTGACGGTCGCGAGGGTTGTGGCCGTTCCGCCGGCCGCCTTGGTCGCATCGCCCGTGAAGGCCGAAGTCTGGATGCCGCCGGAGCCAGTGAACTCGATCCCGCCGCCGACCGTCAGGGACTCGGGGACACCGGTCCCTGCCGTATCGCGACCGATGAGACGGTCTGTGGCAAGGTCCGCCATTCGCGCCAGCGTGATGTGACCGGCATCGACCGAGGCATTGAGAGCGACTGCAGCAGAGCCGTTGAAGCCCACCGCCGACGCCGTGATGCCGCCGCCGGAGATGGAGAAGTTGCGAGAGGTCGTGAGCGTCGCCGCGGAACCGGTCGTGTTCTGGTTGAGCGTCGGGAAATCGCCCGCCACCGCGATTGAGGGAACCCCGGTGGCGGTAGTGTTCTTGAGAATGCCAGTCGCGAGACCGGACAGCGCGACACCGTTTATCTTGACGACCGTGACAGCGTTCGACCCCTGGCTCGCAATAGCATCGCCACTGAGCGCCGCACGGCTCAGGAGAGGCGTTGCATCGGCATAGACGAGCGAGGAGTCGACCATCGCCCCGATGGCGTCCTGCGCGAGCTCGTCCGTATATGGAGCGACCCCGGAATCCTTGACCAGCTTGCCGGTCGTTCCATCGAAGAGAACGACGTGGTTGTCCGTGGCGGAGGCTGGTCCCGCCACCTTTGCCGCCAGCGCCGTGGTCAGGGCAGCATTGTCGCTGACCGCCCCGCCCAGCCGTGCGAACGACGACCAGAAGGTGATGTAGGGCAGGCTGTTCCACGCCGTGGCGCCGTCGCCGATCTTGAACTTGCCGGTGTCCAGCTCGGCCGCATATTCGCGGGCCAGCAACGTGGGATTGCCGCCGGTCCAGTCCGCTGCGTTATGGCCTCCGATCTGGAAGCGAACGGTGATCGCCATTACAGAGGAACCTGGCCGTCGTAGATGTACTCAGGGCCGGTGTTATTCCATGAGCCCCCGGTCCATCCCGGAGGAGCCGCCCCTCCCGCGCTCTCGCCGGCCGTGGCGATGATCGACCCGACATAGTGGCGGCCCGGATTGGTCGGGGTGGTCGCGGCATCTTCGGGGATCTCGGTGGCGACGTATGTCACTGCGCCTCCTTCCCTGTCCGGATCGTCGTAATGGACGTGATAGTAGGTGCCCGGCGTGAGGCCGGTGAGCGTGTCGCCATCGACCGCAACGGGAGCGTCGATGTCGTCATAGGTCCGGGTATGGCCCTCGACTGTGATCTCGCCGTCCGTGGTCGATTGAAGCAGGCCATCCGGGGGATCGGCATCGGTCGTGAACGAAGTGCTGATCAGGGTGACGAGGTTAGCTTCCGTGATCACTACCTCCCCCTGCTCGATCGTCGGGATAGCCTCAGGAGTGACGGGCGTCGGGTCGGCGTAGATTTCCTCGTTCTCCTCGCGCAGGCTCAGCACCGCGCCGAAGTCAGGCGAGAACTGCCATGACGAAACCGCAAAAGCGTAGTTCGACAGGCCGTATCGGGCGGTGTTGCACTGCACCGTGTCGAGGGCCTTCACCCGAAGGCCCATGATGTTCATCGGCCAAGAGCCCTGCTTTTCACACTGTGCCCGACGGAGCATGACCCGCCCAACCCTCGCGGCCCGCTGCGGACTCGTGATCCACGCAAGGTCCAAATCCATTTGCCTGATGTTCGTCGGCGCAGGGTCAGTGGTCTGCATCGGGAACGGCATCGGCTGATAATTGGCTGCCGGGTCGACGAAGCTGCCCTGCACCTCGTTTGCCGCCGCATCTTCCGGCAGGAACGGCTGAAACTGAATCGCGCCGGCCAGGTCACGCTCTTCCAGCACCTCGCTTGGCGGAACCCAATAGCCAGGGCGGATGAAGTGCTTCCCTTCCGAAAAGGTGTAGGAGCCGGCCTGGTTGATGACGAGCGTATCCCGCACCCCCGCGGGCTCCGCTCCGGTCACGATCACTCCATCCAGCGCGTAGCGCGGCTCGCCATCTACGTCCTCGTCGCAGACGTTGGCCTGCGCGCTCAGCCAGTCGGCGTTCGGCACCTCATTATCCGAAATCCCGAAGCCGCCGTCGTGCCGTGGCAGCCTCATCCAATCGTAAGAGACCAAGGTCGCGTTTCTGGTGAACCCGGTGGTGTCATCGCGATAATCGTAGATGTCATCCTTGCCGTCGATCACCGGAGAAGGAGTGCAGAACCCGGCCTCGACAACCGCATCGGTCATCTCCGCCTTCATGTAGATCATGGCGACGCCATCGCCCCGGTGGTTCGACGTCCACTTTCCTCCGCACTCCGCGACAAAAGTCGGGTTAGCCGTCTCCGTATCCAGACCGCGCTGAAACCAGAGCTGGATCTTTCCAGCATATTTGCCGCTCGTGACCACTCCGCTGCCGTCGACCGTCACCGCTTCGTCGTTGAGCATCCAGGACGGATTGCCGGCGCAACGATGTCCGGCGACCGCGAAGGCGAAATAGCGGAAGTGCTTCGAGCCGACCTTCTTCCCGTGAAAGAAGACCCACTTCAGATAGATGACCCGGCGGCGCCCATAGATGATGTAGGAGTCCGTCAGGGTTTGGCGGACAATGATGGGCTGGGTCGGCGCCTTGTTCGACGGGCTTGCGTTGAACCCGAGCGCCTTCATCGCCAAGGTCGCCCCCAGGGCAAGCGCGCCGCCGATGAGGGCCGTGGTAACCGAAAGTGCGAGCGCCGTGGCCGTCGTCGTACCCAATGCCGCGAGAAGGCCAGGCGCAAGGTACGGGGCGGCCACGACAATGGCCAGCGCCACCACGGCGCCGATCACCATCTTGACTGTCTTGCCGATAAGACGCCCCCGTGAGATAAATGGTGAATGCGAAATATGATCTTGGTGAGCGCCATGGCCCTGACGGCCTGCTCGACTGCAGCGGCGCGACGAGACGATCCTCCGATTATCGATCGGGTAACGACGCGCTCGCTGGCTGAATTTCAGGACTGCTTCGCGAATGGCGTCGCGGCCGTGACGCCGCCGCCAAATTACATGCCGCGCTCAGGCGGCGGGTCGTACACGTACACGGTCAACAGTTACGTTGGCTGGGTCGTGGACATCGACGCCGAAGGAGCCGGAAACAGGGTCAGGATGTTCTCGCCCAATTCCGGGGGTGACATCTCCCGCCTTGTTATTTCCTGCCTTTAGAGACCAGACCGCCTCTGCCTCGCCGAGCGCCACCGTAGCTCCCATGCACTCGATCACCTCACCCCTGGCGACGCCGAGTGAGCCCCGGACCATGGCGATGTCGCCGCGCCGCGCGAGCCTACGATCTACTGGCCGCCCCAAAACCCTCGTCACCAATTCGGCGAGGGACCTTACCCCCGCCCGCCGATAGAGGGTCGCCGCCTCTCGCCAGCTTCGCGGGCATCCGCCCAGCTCGGCCCAAATGTCCCGCCCGGTCGCTTCCCTGATCCTCTCAACGACCGGCTCGGCGCAATGCATGGTGCGCCAATCCGGATCATTGGTGGACACGGGGAATGTATCCGGCAAACCCGCCACCCCCGCCAGTAGCGAACGGCCCGGTCTGCTCCTGCTTCCCCCAGATGACCTGAACCTCCGACATGCGGGGAAGATATTCAAACACCAAGTCGCCGGGTGACCGGCGCTGCTGTTCCTCATGGGTGAATCTGCGGATTGCAGGGCGCCGCTGGTCGATCGCCCGGCTCTCGCCTGTAATTTCCACCGACAGGGAAGATCCGGCATCCGTGATCTTGTACTCGTTGACGGTCCCTTTCCAGATCAGCTTAACCGCAACAATCTCCTGATAGGTCTCGTTGAGCGCGCCGGCATAAACCTCGAACAAGGCGCCTCTTTCAGCCTGATCCGCAATGTCGTCTCGAAAATCGGAAGGGATCGCATTCAACGACACCCTGACCCCGGTAGCGCTGCCGCTTGTCTCCTCCCCGACGGTGTCCATAGAGCCCACGGCGCCAGCACCCTGCCACTCTCGGGAGTTGCCATCGGAGTCGTCGAATATAAGCGTTCCGATACCGGTCCAGACCAGCGCTGGGTCGGGAAGCTCAATCCGCACCGCAAGAAATGGGCGGACGACCGGCTCGGCAATCGCCGCCTCCAGTTCGGGAGGAAGATCGCGGCTCATCCTCGACGCCTTGCCAGGTCGCGATAAGCCTCAATTGCCAGCGGCTTCACCATGCCGGCGAGATAGACCATCTCCTCCTTCGTGGCCGCGTTGCCCGCGATGTTGGGCTGGAAGTATTGGTTCACGACCACCCCGCTACCGCCAAGATTGTCATTCGGGATGACTTGCCCGCCGGAGCCTCCCATCCGCAGCAGTTCCGGTCCCTTCTCGCCGACAAGGTACGTGCGACCCGGAAGCGTGGGTCCGCCAGCTGCTCGGGCGCCGCCAAAGTTAAGGCCGATGGCGCCCTTGATGAGGGCTCCCGCGTCGAAGCCGCCAGTGCCCGCCCCGCCAAAAATACCGCCAAGCGCGTTCGCGAGCGGCCCGATGATCGCTCTCTGAACCTGAATACGGATCAGGTCTGCGATGATCCCTGTCACGACGTTCTTGAACACGTCGCCCATCTTGCGAGCGCCCGTAATCACATCGACCAGCCCATCCGAAATGCTTTGCAGGCCGTCGACCGCGACCGACTGAAGCGCCTCGCGAACCTGTTCCGCGGTGCGGGGGAGTTCGGTCATGTAGCGTTCCAGCGGCCCCATGGTGTTGCGCATGATGGCCTGCTGTTCGACGCGCTGGCGCCCGCCCATGCGCGCCAGTTCGGCCTCAGCGCTTTGAGCCTCAGAACTCCCCGGCCGTTGACGGATCGTGGTCTCCAGCAGTGCACGACGATTGCGGTACTGGATTTCCAGCAGTTCGAGTTCCAGCCGCCGCCGCTCCTCAGCAGTCCGGGCAAGGCCGATCTGCGCCTGGAGCATGGCCTCCTGTGCCTGCGCCTGATCAGCGGCGATCTCGTTCTCCCGCTCCTGCCCTGCGCGGGTGTGTTCGAGCCGCCGGCCGATTTCCTCGGTGGTCAGCTTGATCCCCTGCAACGCGACGAGGCGGTCGAACTGCGCCTGCGTGAGCTCGCCCTGCCTGAGCGCGAACATCTTCTCCGACAACCATTGCTGGCGCTCCAGCTCGGCGATCTGCCCGGCAATTTCGTTGCGCTGATCCAGATCCTCGATCTGCTCCCGTCGCGCCTGAAGCTCCTCGATCTGAAGGCGCCGAGCTTCCTGTTCGACCTGCTGGGCGCGACGAGCCGCTTGTTCGGCTTCGTGGTTGTTGCCACCACCGCCGCCGCCTCCGCCTCCGGTGCGCGGAGTGAGGAGATCAAGTTGCGTGCGCCGAGGGGCGCGGAGGGCCGCAGCGGCGACGCCACTACCCATGCCCGGCTGTCCCGACACGCGACCGACCACGCCGCGAACCGCATCGGAGACCCCGTTGAGGTTAACTGGGCGCGTAAGCGCCCCAATCACCCTTCCAATGAACCCGATCGCCCTGATCGCGAAGCTGATGATCTGGCCCAGCACCCGAACGATTTCCAAAAGCCCGGGGAGCGCATCGACCACGGCGCCAAGCAATTGAACCCGAAGCACCGAGCCCAACTCGGCGAGCGAGTCTGCAGCGCGGTCCGCCTTGTCAGCCTGCTCCTGCGTAACCATGCCGTTGCGGATGGCGGCTTGGGTCGCGGCATCCCAGCCCGCCCGGCCTTGCGCGATAAGCGGAAGAAGTTCCCGAACCCCGCGCCCGTAGAGGGTCGCGCCCGCAGCGGCCATCTGTGACGAATTGGCGAACTTGCTGAGACCTTCGTTGACCGCCGGGATGGCCTCGCCAACGCCGTTGAACCCCATCACCATTTCGCGAGTGATGCCGGGCAGACGGGTGAAGGAACGCATCGCGGCTTCGTTGCCGCCCTGCGCCTGACCCAGCGTGCGATTCAGTATCCCGACCGCGCGCGCCATTCCTTCGGCGCTGACACCGTTCTGCTGAGCGGCGTGCTGTAGAACCTGAAGCTGCTCGACCGTCACGCCGATTTGCTGAGCGGCCTCGGACAGGCTTGATGCCCACTGCAATGTGCTGCGAACCTGGTTGACGAAGAAGCCAACGCCCAAGGCGACCCCAAGGCCGGCCGCCGCTACCCTGATCCCAGCAAATGCCTGCGATGTCCGCACGGACATTCCGGTCATCGCGCGCTCGATATTTTGCCCGGTCTGTCGTGCCGTTACCTGGGCACGGCGCATCGCCGCCGTATATTGGGCCGTATTCGCGCCCATTTGGATATTCAGGGAGCCAACGTTTGCAGCAGTCGCCATGCGCGAGCTCCCAAGTTGAATATTGGCGAAATCGAATCTACGGTCCCTCGCCTCAGGAGACCGTCATGCTGCTGCTCGTTTCCGCCGCGTCCGCCCTGCTTTTGACTGACGCTCCCCGCCGACCGATGCCGGCCGCAGATCGGGGCGTCATTGAAGCCGCGGTCGGCGAGCAACTGAGAGACGCGGAGTCGGCCCGCTTCAGATGGCCTCTCGCCAGCGCCGAGCCTGATGAAATAGGGTACTGCGGCTTCGTCAATGCGAAGAACGTCTACGGCGCATATGTCGGTTTTCGGCCGTTCTACATTCTTGGCTATCGGCGGAATGGGCCTCGGGGCGATGGTCGTTACGTTGTAGACGAAGTCCGCATCGCCGATGAAGATGCGGAAGCGCTCGACTCAATAGTGGTCCAGAGAATGTGTCGGGAAACCGGGTACGACATTTCGCGCCCGCCGCCCGAATGAACTAAGCCGCCACCCTCCGGATCGTCATGTTCGCCCCGTTCGACTTGAGCGCCTGAAGCATGGTCAGCATCTCGCGAGGGCTCTGGACGGGCTTCTTCGTGTAATGTTCCAGCTTCTTCAGCTTGCCCGCGAACGCAGCCCCGTTGAGCGCCGCGGCATTGTAGATCAGGAGCATTTCCCGCTCTTGCTGGCGTGTGCGGGCTTCGTGCTTCGCGCGGAGGGCGTTCGAGTAGGAGAAGGCAGTCTGCAGTTCGAACGATTCCGGGGAGAAACCGCCGTCATCGATCCAGATGCGGAGCAGGTGGGGCCAGTCCCAGCCTACGCCGCTATCGGAGGGTTTTCCTGTCCATCCTCCGGCAGGCCGAGATAGCTGCGGGTGATCTTCCCAAGGACCTGCATCGTCTCCTTGTGGCCGGCCTCTGAGATCAGTTCAACCGCTTCCTCCTTGGTGATCTCGCCCTCGATGAACCAGCACACCCACTTCACCATCCCGCGAGCGCCAAGCCCGGTTTCAATGTCGAGGAGATGCTGCTCGCATGGGATATCGGTCTCTTCCTCGATCGCCATCCACTTCCCGAAGGTCATGCGCAGCGTTCGGTCGCCCAGTTTGGCCTGAGCGCGCAAGGTGTTCTTGCCGGCCATTACGCAGCCGCCGCCTCGGTCACCGCGCCCGTGAACCGGACAGTGAGCGTAGCCGTCATGCGATCATCGATGGGCACGCTGCGCTCGTAGCCCTTGACCAGGCATTCGCCGGTGATCTCCCAGTTCACTGACGAGTCGGGCACGACGATCTTGTAGGACCGCGCAACCCCATCGGCCAGCGCGGCGCGAATGAGCTGATCGGTGGCGCTGTTCGGGTCATAGTTCATCTCGAACGTGCCCTCACCGTCCTCGATCAGGCCCGCGATATATTCGCGACGCCGGTTCGGGGAGGTGAAGTGCGTTGCCTCCACGTCCGCGACCTGGGGGTTCGGAAGCGAGATCGAGGTGATTTCCCCAAGCTGGGTCAGGGTGCCGTTGGCGGCATCCAACCACAGTTGTGCCCCCCAGCCGATGCGTGCGGTCGTCATTGAATTGCCCTCCTTCAGGCGGTGGAATAGTGGAACATCAGGTCGGCACTGGCCCGGAAGATCGTGCTGTTCGGCACGTCCTCTGCGGGAAGGTCATCGCTGCGGCGGACGAAGGCCCGGTCGAACCGGACGCCGTTGGAAGTCTCGGCAGGCACAAGCGCTTCAATCGCGGCGTCGATGATCGCGTTGGCCCTGTCGTAAGTGGTTGCCCATGAATCGAGTTGAACGAGAGCCCCGTTGAGGCCCATGAAGCCGCCCATGTGCTGGGGGATGTCTTCAAAGATCCTCTGAAACGTAAGCGCGTCCAAGGCCGATGCCTGCGGACGACTGACCCAGGTGACCTTCTGCCCGACCAAGGCGGTGACAGGTGCCGCAGCCAGAGCGCGGGCGCGAAGGGCTCCCTTCCAGTTCATGCCCTACCCTCTCGCCAGTCGCGCGGCCTTTCGCGCCGCCCTCGCCGCAGCCAGCTCGACTTGTTTGATCAGCTCGAATTTGATGGTGACGAGGGCGTTGTTCTTCATCGACTCCCAGGCCGGCCGCATGAATGGCGTCGCCGGAGCGCGGATGCTGCCGAACTCTCGTGGCACCCCAAGCCGACTGGTCGTGCCAATGAAGATTTCCGCGAAGGACGCATTCTCTCGCGAGCGCCATCGCTGGCTACGCGAAAGCGTGAACGAGACACCGATGCTCCGAGCAAGGCGCCCCGACTCTCGCGGAGCAAGTTGCTGCGCGCGCTCAGCTATTGGATCGGCGGCCTTTTTTAGAGCGCGACGGATGACGTTCCGGTTGGTCGCTTTCGACATGTCTTCCAAATTGCGAAGCGTCTGCTCCAGCCCTTCCAGCTTGAACGTCACGCCCATCCACCCCCTCCACGTAGCCGCGCTCGATCAGGCTCGCGCCCTCCGCGTCGGTGACCTCGTATGCGTCGCCAGTGGCCTTCTCGTAGGATGTCCCGTGAGCGCTCTGATGGGGGCGGATCGCGCGGACCAGCATCAGAGCGCGACCCCGCTCGCCTGGATGTCGACGTTGAGGACGGTGGTCGAAGCCGCCATGCCCATCACGACCGAGTATTCGCCGGAGCCCACGTCCGCGACCGGGCAGAGACCGCCCGGGGTGTCCGAGAGGTAATAGGTCACGCCAGCAGCGAGCGTCCCGCCGATGGTGATCGCGCCCGACCGCTGCACGGCCAATGGCTGGTTATTCGCCGCGCCGTTGAGCGCGATGCCGCGGGGAGCCCGAACCGCAGCCGTTGCCGAGTTGCTGTCCGCCAGCCCGTACTTGTTGGTCGAGCTGTCGAGATAGACGACCTGGCCGGCGGTGATCGACGCGCCGGCAATGCCGTTCTCGATGCTGGCGTCGCTACCCGAAACTACGTTGGCGGCGGTGATGCTGATGTCGGTCATGCTGCTTCTCCCTGATCCGCGCGAATGGCGGTGAAATGAATCTCGTCATTGTGGCCGACGAGAGCGCAGGACCGGACATCCCATGCCTCGCCGAAGCTGATTTGGTCCGTCTCGACCACAGTCGCGAGCAATGGCGTCCAGTTGCAAAGAAACGTGGCCGTGATGCTCGCTCGCGTCTGCGCTGCCTCCCTGCGCTCCTGCCCGGTGCCGTAGAGGACCTTTGCCCGTGCTTGGGCGATCTGGCTCGGAAGGCCCGGCACCTGGCCACCATATTCGTCGGTCGTGAAGGTCGGCCTCAGGAACGTGATCAGCTTGTCCCGCTGCCCCGCGTCGATCACAGGACCGGCGCCCAGAACGGAGCGCACAAGGCCTCGACCGCCAGCGGCACTTCATAGGGCTGGTTCGCCGTCACCGCCTCGCGGTTCTTGTACCAATGGGCGACCAGGAGGAGCATCGCCTGCAATAGTGCCTGCGGCTCCTCTCCTGCCGCATATCCGGCCGTATAGGTGACGGTCACCCCGCCATATTCAAACAGTGACGGCCATTCTCCGCCCGCCACCGGATAGACCCTCCCCGGGTCTCGATCGGTCTGCGCGACCAAATCAGCATAGTCCTGCGCCGTGCCATCCGTGTCGACGTAAGCGACCTCAACGCTGTCGGCGACGATGGGGCGACGGTTCAGTTCGACGTAGCAGCCGAACTCGTCCCGCTGCTCGACAATCACCCTCTGCATCAGAATGTGCCCGGTGGCATTTTCGACCCATTCACGCGCGGCCTTGATCAGGCTCTCGACCAGCGCGTCCTCGGTGTTGTCGCTGACGATTCGGCACTGAGCTTTCGCCTGTGCGAGCGTGATGGGCTCGGCCATAAATCACTCCCGCGAAAGCGGGGCCGACCCAAAGGCCGGCCCCTCCCCTGTTAGGCGACGATGAAGCGGAAGATGCCGGACTTCACGTTACCGCCCGAGCCGATCACGACCTTGATCCGGGAGACGATCCCGATGCGATCGGAAACCGCGGTGCCGCCCGAGGCGTAGAGCCGCGCCGCGCCGACCTGGTCCATGACCGGCGCGCGCGGCCGAACGATCTCGGACGCATTCACGTTGGTGTCGGTCCACAGGCTCTCGCCCGTTTCCTCGTCGGTGATCGTAAAGTCGACGCCATCGGCGAAGTCGACCTTCTCATATTGGATGGATTCGAGGCGGCCTCGAGCCCGGCCCGATGTCGGGGCATAGGCGGTCGCGCTGCCATCGGCGGCAGTCGTCACAGTGATTTCATAGAGACGCATTTTTTGTCCTTTCAAGATAAGTGCGCCAAAACTTCCCGATCATCTCGGGGACTCAGCTTCCGTTGATTTTCGCGAGTACGGGATAGAGGTCGCATTGGACCTTCGACCCGTCCCCGTTGGTCAACGTCAGCATTCCTTGGTTGTCGATTGCGAGGGCAATAACGGGCTCGGCGTCCCTCCCAGGCTCGCCGCGGTCACCCTTCTTTCCCGGTTCGCCTCTGTCGCCGCGCTCTCCGCGCTTCCCCTGGCTCGTCAGAAGCACCCAGCCATCGCCTGGACAGATGCCCGGATCATCCTTCAGCGCCACGAAAGAACCGCCATTCAGCGCGACGACATCGAGGCGCTTATATTCGTCCGCAGGAGCCCATAGCCGGCGGGGATTGAGCCCGGCGCCGTCCCTGCCGTCCTTCCCGGCCGCCGCGATCAGCAGCCAGTCTTCATGCGGAGGCTCGCGCCCCGTGTCCTTCAGGGCCTGATATGTTGAACCGCCATGGGTCCGGACTTGGCCCTCATAATGAACCTCTTGGGACCAAGCGCACGCCTGACCCAGCCGCCCGACCGGGCCACGCTCCCCGGTCTCACCCTGCGGACCGGCGGGCAATTCAATTTCGAATGTCGAGCGAGCCTCGCCAACGGTGAAGCCAAATTCGACCACTGGCCCGGTCTGGAACACCTCGATCTCAGAGACATCGTGGCCATCGCGCCCGTCCGCCCCGTCCTTTGGGTGCGGCAACTTTGCGACCGCTCCCTCGACGGCCTCCGCGACAATCCGCTTGACGGAGTCGATATCCGCATCCTGCCCCGGCTCGCCCCTTTCCGGGGGAGGCAACTCGGCGACCGCGCGGCTTACGTGCTCCTCTACCATGCCGGCGACGGCCAGCATGTCGGCGTCCTTGCCGTCGCGCCCCGGCTCGCCATCCTTTAGATCGGCAAGGCGCTGCGACACCTTGGCATCGATCGCCAGCAGCTTGTTTTCGGCCTCGGACACCCGAGCGTTAGCCGCCGCGACAGCCGCGTCAGCTTGCGCCTTCAGCAGGTCCAGTTGACCGGCGGCGCGAGCGACAACCTGTCCAAGCGCGCGCTCCAGCGCATCAGTGTACGGCTGCATGGTCGCTGATGCGCTGGAAGATGTCATTCGCTGAGAACTCCAGTTGCGCATCGCCACCCTCGTCTTCCGCCGGGTCCGGTGCAGCCGGCGGCGCCGCAGAAGGGGCCTTCGGAGGCTGCATGTCCGTTCCGTAGCTCAGGGGCACGACCTGCTGCTGGACGCGAGGCATGGCGCCGTGGCCACCCGGCACGGTGGGAAGGTCGAGATCGTTCCGCGCCTCGTCCGGGGAATGGATGCCGCTGATCGTGCTGCGCGCCAGCCCCTCGATCATTTCCTTGAAGTTGCTGCGCAGGAGCGCCTTCGTGTCGAACTCCAGATACTCGTCCGGCATCCCTTTGAGGCCGAAGAGAAGCCCGAAGGCCTCCTCGATGTGGTTCAGCGCGAAGCCGAGGCCCGACGCCTTCCACGAAGACATGAGCGCTTCGGTCGACGCGAACGGGGTTCCGCCGACGCCAAGAATCTGAAGCGGGACGCGGAACGCCAGCGCGACATTCTGGTCCGTCATCTTCAGCATTTCGGCGAGCTGGGAATCGTGCGGGTTGGTCGCGACCGGCTTGGCTTTCAGGCCCCAGGTCAAGATCGGCGTTCCGCCAGCCCCGTCCCCCTTTGTCTGCGCATCCCACAATTCGCGGAGCGTCGTTACCTGCTCCTTCGTCAGCTTCTCGTCCGTCTCCAGCATGAAGGACGGACGCGCCTGATTGAGGTAGAACGAAACCTGCTGGTTCAGCGCGGCGCCGGCCATGGCCCTGTCGAGCACGGTGGCGAGGATCGGACTTTCCCCCTTTAGGGGGTGGCGCGGCGTGTGCAGGCGGACGTGAAGGACGTCGCGAGCCGGGATCGGATAGCCGAGATCATATCGCTGCTCGACGATCTCATTGCCGGCGAGCGAGTAGAAGATTGACCCGTCAACAGCGAGGCGAGGCGTCCCGGATCGCATCAGGTGAATCTCGGTGATCTCGCCACGATTGTTCCGAATGGCGAGCCCGAATGCCTCGCCGCGCTCGTAGAGCCTGCGGGTCAAGTTCAACAGGAGATCGGACGATGATTGGTAATCGTTCGGGCGCTTCAGGATGCGAGTCAGCGCCGACGTCGCAACCCTCTCGCGACCTCCGTTGGCAAGCTTCCTCCAATGATCTCCCGGGCACATGGCCACGGTCTGGGAGTAGGCCGAGACACAGGCCTCGACCATGGCCGTGCTCTCCCCATATGGGTTGAGCGAATATCCGCACTGCCACCAGTTGAGGAAGCGCCCGGCTGTTGCGGAGAGCCACCCGTCCGAGAGCAGATAGGGGCCGGGACGATATTCCCCCTCCGCGGCCTTGGTCTGCGCCGGGATGATTGCCCTCGCAAGGGCCGCCAGCGCGCTACCCACCCCGCTTCATTCCACGCCGAAGCAACGCAGATGCGACCAGGGACAGCACTCCCACCGAGATCAGAGACCATGCCGCGCCGACCAGCATCGCAATCCCGGTAGCGAGGCAGGCGACGGCCACCGCGAACAGGGCAATGATCGTGAGCGCGGCCGAGTCCATGATCAGCGCGTCTCGTAGCTCTTGAACGTGCCGGCGCGCATGGCGTCGAGGTCGGCCTGGGTCGGATAGGGGTCGTCCAACTTTGCGAGCTTGTCCTTGGCCTTCTTGGGGGCCTCGGCGCCGGTCGCATCCTCGCGGATGTCGTCGGCCTTGGCCTGCGAGGGCACAGGCTTGGACACAGCAGCCTTGCCAGCGTCGGGGCGGGCGTCGTCGGCTTTTAACGCGACATCCGCCTTTGGCTTTTCCTCGGCGGCCTTGCCGAGATTGGCGGTCGTGAGCGGCTTGGTCTCGGCCATGATTCGTCTCCTGAAAAAGGGGCGGGCCGAGCGTTGTGCCCGGCCCGCATTTCTGAGGTGGTCTTAGTCCGAGTAGGACCAGTCGGCGCCGTCGATCCACTGGACCATGCCGGTGCGGCGCATCGCCCAGGTCACGTCCAGCAACATGCGAAGCGCGATGCTCGCCGTCTGGAACATCGAGATGACCGGCGCGGCCACCACGTTGGGCGAACCCGCCGTGCTGATCTGAGCCGGGCTCGTATCCTCCGCGTGGATCACCGCCTGCTCGCTCGCCTCGAACTCCGGCTGATCGCCGGCCGCGGTGGCGAAGTCCGCCGCGTCGAGCATGATCAACCTTCCGGCGGGCACATTCACCGAAGCGATCGGCAGGATGCCGGCTTCCGTAAGGGTCTGCCGCATCGAGCCGATCTTGTCGTCCGGGCCGGGAACGAAGCCGAGTTTGCGAGCCTCACGCTTGTTCATGAGCAGGACCAGCGTCCGACCCGCCTTGGCCGTGTCGAACGGGGCGGCGAGGGTGTCGATATCCTCCAGAATGGCCTTCCAGCCGCCTGCGGTCGACGCGGTGAGCGCCGAGACGCCGTAAAGGAGGCCTGCCGGCCGCGTGGTCGACCCGACCGTGGCATCGACCAGCAGCGTGTCGATGGTGTCCGCCGTATCGCCCCGGATTTCGGTGCGGAGCAGGCCCTCGATCTGGGGGTTCGAGTATTTCGCCACCTCGCGCGTGAAATAGGAGATCACGCCCATCTTGTGCGGCGAGAGGGTGATCGAAGTCAGGCCCAGCCGGCGAACCGGGATGGGGCTGCCCTCGGCGACGAACGAGCCGCTGATCGACGGGGTGGAAGCGCGCGACGGGATCTTGATGTTGCCGCGGCCGACGCCAAACTGGAGGTTCGCACCCAGACCCGCGAGCCGCGGATAGAAGGAGATGTCCCGCAGCGTTTCGAGAAACGCGACGGTCTCGGTCTCGATCAGTTCCGACGCCCAGCCCGACACGGTGGTCTTGGCCGGATCGACGGCGGCGCGAACGAAAACGTTCGTCAGTTCATGATCGCGATAGCGCTCCTCCAGCACCGAAACCGGGTCGCGCTGCGTGACCTGGGCGATGAGCTGGACAACTGCGGCGCGGACGATCATGTCGCCGGGCTTCGGGTCACGCTCCTTCATGCCCAGCGGGCGCCGCACAACGGCGGAGCCGGGCTTCGGGGCAACCTGCCGCTGCTCGCCATTGCCGGCCGAAACGGCCAGGGCGGTCTCGGCCTCCTTCAGGGAGGTGAGGCGGGCGGCGCGCTCGTCCATCGCCTCCTTCAGGATGTTGGCCTGGTCGATGTCGTAATCGTCTTCGCCGACGTGCGCCTGATAGGCGTCGCGCGCCGCGTTGAGGTTGGTCTGCGCATTCTCGACGCGCTGGGAAATCGTGCTCATGGAATTGCCTTTCGACTTGGCGGTTTTCGCGGCGGACTCGCCATTTTCCATGTCCCGCAGCACCGTCTCGGCTTGCTCGCCAAATGCCAGGGTCATGATCTCGGGAGATACGTTCAGCGACTTCGCGACCTGAATGGCCGCCGGGTTCGCCGGCACCGGCACCAGCGAGGTCTCGATCAATTCCTGTTCGAGAAACCGGGTGCCATTGTAGGGCTTGTCAGCATCGATCGGCTCCGACTTGCGGGGGATGAACCCGACCGAAACGGCGCGGAGCACGCCCTGCTCGACAAGGCTGATGAGCTCGTCGATTCGCGCGCTCGTCCCCCGCGCCGCGAGCTTGAGCCGCCCGAGAAGCTTCTGGCCCTCGACCCGAACATTTTCCCAATTGCCGATCGGGAACTTGCTGTCATGGCCGAACAGGGCAATCGGGTTCGATTTGAACCACGACAGGTCCCAGCCTTCGGGCTCCACGATGTCGCCGTAGCGATCGACCGTGGCGTCGGAGAGCACGAACTCGGGCCCGTCGCCGCCATTGGCGACGGCTTTGCGGATCGTCGTCATTTTCGATTTACCCCTTTTAGGGACCTAGATGAGGTGAAGGCGCTCGGCGCTCTTCCGGATATTGTCCGCGGCCCAGAGTGGCCGCAGATTGGTCAACGCCCAGCAGGCGCGGAAATCGTCATCATCGGGCGAGGTGAACTCAAAGCCAGAAACCGGAAGAATGTGATCGACGTGCCACTCGCCATAGTTCGCCCACGACATCCCGGCCAAAAACTGGCGCTCCAGATGTTCTTTGAGCTTGGCGATGGAATAGCCGAGCAATTCCTCGGTTCGCCGGCCACCCTTGCCGGACTTCATGTGCCAATAGATCAGCGCAGAGACGGCCGCCCTTAACCGATGCCCCGGGTCTGTCTCGCGCCTTCGACGCTGGAAATCGCGGGCCGCTCTCCGTCTAGCGTCCGGATTTGCCGACGCCCATTCTGCAGACTGGCGCTTACGTTCAGCCCTGTTCTTCTCATAATGCCGGCGATCAATGGCCCGCTTCTTGTCCGGATTTGCCGCTCTCCAGGCAGAGACATTGGATCGTTTCCGAGCGGGGTCCGAGCGATACATCGCCCTTTCCTTTTCTCGCGTTCCGTCATCCCGCTTATAGCGCCGAGTGGCGTTAATTTCGTCAGCCCTCTTAGCCCAATCCGCCCGCTTACTGGTCTGGAGGCAGGGCTTACAGCGAGCCGTGAATGAGCCCCTTTTCCTTACGAAAAACTCAGCCGTGACCGGAAAGGTCTCCCCGCACAGGCTGCACGTTTTCATCAGCCAACCATAGAAAAAACATCGACTTTTGTCTCGTCGATTATTGGAGCTACACCAAAAGCCATGGTCAATGAAACCATGCCGTCGATGCGGCCCGCAGCCTTCGCTTTGTTCAACTTCCTCGATCCGGCGGGGTCCATCGTCACCACCGCGTTCGCGGCGCACATCGTCAGGACGGGATGGTCGCCGTGGCGGACCTTGCCCCCCAGCAGCGCCGTTTCCAGATCCCGCAAAGCCGGGGACATAGACTGGAAGCCCTGCCCGAACTCGACGAACAGCGCCTCGATATTGGCTTCCGTGAATCCCGCCTTCACCAGCCAGGGCTTAAGGTGCTTCATCCCCCAGCGGTCGAAAGCGATCTTCTGGACATTGTGGTTCGCGCAAAATCCGAACAGCCAATGCGCGACGAACTCGTATTCGATCGCGCGGCCTTCGGTCGTCTCCAGAAACCCGGCCTGCGCCCATTGGTCGTAGGGCACTCGGTCCGAACGCGACTTCTCCGCCAGGCCGTCCCGAGGCAGCCAGAAGGTCGGCTTCACCTCCCATGCATCGTCCATCCATGCCATCGGCACGAAGGCGGTAAGGTCGGCCGACGAAGACAGGTCGAGGCCGGCATAGACCGGAGCGTCGCCCCAATCCGAAACTGCTCCCCCGTTCGCGGTCCATACGGCCTTCGAGATGAAGGGGCTGTTGACGTCGATCCTCTGGTTCAGGATCAGGTTTCGATATTCATTCTCACGGCTCGGCATCCGGCGGGCGTCTTCCGCCATCGCCATCACTTCCTTGGCGTTGAGGAAATCCCCGAATGCCGGGTTCGCCTTGCGGATCGTCTTCTCCGAAAACGGGTCGTCCTGCGGGTCCGCGGTGTAGAGCGACAAAACGACCCGGGGGTCGTTGCCGGCCTTGGCGTCGTCGATCAGGACCGAGAGCAGATCGGCGTCGGTCGGCGCCTGTGTCGAGATGATGATCGACAGCGGGCTTTCGTGCGCGCCGACCGCCGTCTCCAAGGCGTCGTACAGTTCCGAGCGCGGGCCCCTCACCTGCCCAAGTTCGTCGTGAACGATAAAGACGGGGGAAAGCCCGTATGCCGTCGATGCCTCCGCCGACAAAGCCTTGTACAGGGTCCCCAGCTCGGGGCAGGCCAGTTCCTTCACCGTGTCCCGGATGACGACCACCGGGTTCAGCGTCGGCGACAGTCGCACCACCTTGGCCGCAAGCTTGAACAAGATCGCGGCCTGGTCCTTCGATTGCGCCGCGCTGTTGAGCTGAGAATTTGGTCTCGCCTCCGGGCCGCAGGTGTGAAGCAGCAGCAGAAACGCGGCCAAAGTGGTCTTCGCATTCTTCCGTCCGAACGACACGATCGCTCGCCGCGTCCCGGCCGGGTTGTCGTAGATCTTGCGTATCTCGGCCCGCTGCCACTCCCGAAGGCGGACGGGCTGCCCGACGTCCTTGCCCTCGGGAATCCTGCAATGGGCCTCGATCCAGGCGATGTTGCGCCCGGCGCGGGTCAGCGCCCGCTTGGCGGTCATCGTCCCGCTCGCTAGGCCCGCGTGACTTGATGGATGCATCGAACGTCGTCGCGAGCCCAAATGATTGGGTCGACCAGATGGTCAGGATGTCGCTCCGTGACCGCATACGGGCGCTCGCCCCACCACTTTACCAGATAGCGATGCGGCCCATTGCCTCCGCTCCAGGTGATCGTCACGGCGTCACCGTCGCGCAACGTCAGAATTTCCGCGACCGTCACGAGGCCACCTGCCACGGCTTCAACTCGACGCCAGCGCCCTTCTTCGCCGCAGTCGCCGCAGCCTGGGGCGTGTAGCGCGACTGGTTCGTCAGCCGGAGCTTCGTCGCCTTGTCCGCCAGCGCTTTCGTCTCCCGGTCGCGCATCCGCAGCAGCTTGTCGTAATCGTCCAGATCGCTGACGTTCACGGCCTCCATTGCCTCGATCATGCCGGCCAGCTTGCGGGCCGAGGCAACGTGCCGGCAATACTCCTTCAGGAGCTGCTGGAGCGCCGCCGTCTTGAACGTGTCCGCCGCCTCGTTGCCGACAGTGCGGTCCCAGATGTCGCGCTGGTCCTTGGTAAGGTCCGAGGGAGGTTGGGGGCGACCGTCGATCCTGCCGGCGACGACAGTCAGCGAGGCCGCCGATTTGCGACCGGCCATGTTAAGCTCCGATGCGGTTGATGTTACGAGTTAAAGTTTTTGTGCTGCCCGCCGGTGTCCAAATCTTCGCGGTCCAGACTTTGAGGCGCCCGCCCCCCTTCCGATGGCTCGAAATGGCACGATGGCAGGCCGCCAGGCGTCGAAACGGACCGCTGGGCTACCTATGTAGCTGACGGCGCGCTGTGTTTGTCCTCGGGCTTTAAATCGGCCACCCGTCCAGTGCGATCTGCTGTCTGGCCGGCTTGTGCCCGAACTGCTCTCGGGTGCGCTTGTCGTGGCACTCAGCACAAAGGCAGCGGATGTTGCTGTCCTCGTCCGTGCCGCCCTTGGTCAACGGGATGATGTGATCCGGTGTGGTCGCGGCGGTGATCAGTCCCTTGGTCTTGCAGTCCCGACATAGAGGCTCGGCACCAAGGCGGCGAAGGCGCTGCTCTACACCTCGTCTGCCTCGGAGGCGGGGGGTGGCCGTCACACTGACAACCGCTCGATCAGAGCCGCCGTGTTCATGACCGTGGCGAGGCCGTGACCCCATTCCTGTTCCGTCTCGCACGGGTAACTGCTGGCCTGCGCCTGAGCCCACCAATCGGCAGGAGCGTCCGCCTCATCTGGCACATGGCCTGACTCAATTACCTGATCCCACCAATTGGGCAGACTGGCCATGCCAGCCTCCGATCTATCCCGCCGCACACGGCCTGCCAGTCGCGGTGAATAGGGCGACACGACTGCGATGGAGTGGCGGCGGGTCCGCACGGGGCGGATAGGTGAATGGGCAGGGCTCGACACCTGCTACGTCCGGGACTCGAACCCGGGACCTCGCCGTCAATTCCTAGGCCACCGTGGCCATCAAAGGATCGGGCGCGCTCTACCAGCTGAGCTACCGTGAACCGGTGGTTAGCCGGCCCTGCGTGTCCATCCACGCCGCCATCTAAACGACAAAGGCCGGCGCTGGGCCGACCTCCGATTGGCGCATTACGCCAACATTTGGTTTTATTGGCACGGTACCCCGATTGTGTCAAGCGGGCACGTCTCGATGTATCACAGCCCGCAGCCTGCGGACTTTGCCGTTCTCGCAGACGTTGGCGAGCATCTCAGTCCGCACCGTGGCAACCGCTCTTCCCGACCAATCCACTAAATCGGACCAGCCGTCCCTACGGTCGACACGTTTCACGAAGCCCTGCTCATGGATTTCGTCCATCATAATCCCTCCTCCGCCAGCGCGGCGTCGATCATCGCTTGCCACGCACCTATCGCCACGCTGTCGCTATCCTCTCCGGAGGCTATCGCGCCGGCGTTAATCATTTTGTCGTCCGGCTCCCGAATTGCAGTGAGGACGGCGCGGGCTATCGCGAGATGAACCCTCGCAGGGTCATCGCAATGGATGCTAACGGATGCTCGCAAGGTCGGATTGAATATGGTCGTCTCAACTGCCCGAGCAGCACGTTCAAGCGGGGTCATGTTCGTATGTTGAGCCATGCCCATTTCCCTACTACGCCGCCAGCTCCGAAGCCACCCGCTGCGCCGCGAACTTCATCTCCAGCCTGGCGATGGCGAGCCCTCGATCCCGGGGCTCGATGGTCACCTGCACCCGGCCCTTGCGCTGTCGCCGCTTCTCGATGCCGCCATAGCGATTGATCGCCCATTGGCTGAGCGAGGTATCGTCGACCACTACGGCCCTCAGGATGTCGACCAGTGTCCCGACCGCGGATTCCACGCTGCGGACGAGGTAGCTCGCATTGAGCATGGTGATCGTCCTGCCGTCGCCTCCTCCGCCATACTCGATGCACAGGCTGTCCTTGGTCGGAGATCCATCGATCAGGTCGGCATGGTGGCGGTAGTGCCGGAGCGCCTTGAGCTCGTCCTGGCTAAACAGACCCTGCTCATGGAGAATGTCGATCATCGGACGGCGACGATAGGCAACGCCCTTCAGGCACAGCGCCCCGTTCGGCTTCCGGTCGTGGACCGTCTCGACCGCAAACGCAGCGCCGCGCATCTGCTCGACCGGCGGCGACATGGCCTCGGCCTCCAGTTTTGCCTTGGACTTACTCGCCATCAGACCCTCCATCCCCACCCCCGCTCACCCTTCCCTCCGGGGAGTGAAAGCTTTTGTGTTTGTTGTGTTTTTCATGCCGCCGCGATCCTGCCGGTACGGTGATCGAACTTGACAAGAGCCACGCCGGCCTTACCGGGCAGGCCCTTCCGAACCTTCACGACCGCCAACTGCGCTTCGTTCAGCGTCTTGTCCTTGCGGTGGTAGACCAGCCCATAGTCCGCCTTGTTCGACCACATCGCGCTGTCCGAGATGTCGTAGAGGCTGGGGATTTGATTGACGCCCTTGAGCGGCTTGGTCGGGTGCGCGACGATGATCACTACAATGTGATGGCGCTTGGCGAAGGCCTTCACCTTGCGGATCGCGCGGCCGATATATTCGGTCAGGCTTTCGTCCCGCTGGCGCTTGTGCTCAAGTTCATTCCACGGATCGATGACGACGACCCGCGCACCGTCGCGCTGGACCGCGATCCGCGCCGTCTCGAGGAAGGTGTCGATGTCGAACTCCAGCTCGTCATCGAGAGCGTTGGTGATCACCGTCATCCGCTTTTCCAGCGTCTCATATGCGGCGCGACGCTGGGGATGATTGGCGAACTCGCTCTGGCCACAGCCGATCAGCGCACGAGCGATGGCGTCGAAAAGGATGGGCCTCGGCATGGTCTCGAAACTGGCAACGCAGATCGGAATATCGAGCGCCAGCATCCGCGCCAGTATCGTATCGAGGACCGTGGTTTTCCCCATGTTGGCATAGCCGGTGAGCACGATCAGGGTCCCGAACACGACTTCGAAAAACTCATCCAGAGGGTCGATGCCGCACGGGAGACCACGGAGCGGCGGCACCTCGGGGAAGTCGCTGGGTTTGTAGAGACCTTGCACGGGGACCGGCTTGGCGTCGTTCAGGACACGAGCGACCTCCTCCGGGCCCCACGTCTCCAGCACCTCGTTCAGGTCCTTGAGGGGCTCCTTCACCCCGAGCGGATATTCGACGAACGAGCAGCGATCGGCGCCGAGCAAGCGGATGAGATCGGCCCGAAGCGCAATGCCCGCGGCGTCGCCATCCGTGGCGAGGATGAAGCTCTTGACCTCGTTCAGCAGATCCTTCGAGCGCCAGAGGAAATCGTATCGCCGGGCATTGGCGACGTCCTCAGTTTCCTGTGCGGGCGCGCCGTTCGGAACGGAGAGCGCCCGCCAGCCCAGCGACAGGGCGACCATCGCGTCCCACTCCCCTTCGCAGATCACCACCGGCTTGTCGGATTGCTCCAGCAGGCAGTCGTGGTTCCACAGGACCAGCGGGGCGCCCTCGTCCATCTGGTGACGCTTTTCCGAGATCAGCCGGTACTTGTGGTTCACCGTCACGCCGCGCTCGACGTAGGGCACCGCCAGCCAGGCGCACCCGTCCTTTTGCACCGTCGCCAAGCCCAGCTTCTCGGCGAGGTCGGCGGAAATCCCGCGTGCTTCGATCCAGTCGCGGTGCTTCTCGTGCAGCATCACCCTCACCTCCCTTGAAACCGCAATTGTGGCAGAGCCAGACGAATCCCGTGCCGGTAGTCGAGACGCTCAGGCAGCGGTCCCGCTTGTTCTTTCGCTGGTGCGAGCACTCGGGGCAGAGCTGCTTGCCAGCCTTCTGGGGATGCCAATCGGTCATAGCGGCACCGCCGGCTGCGACCGCGCCGAGCGGAATCGCCCCTGAATGAATTCCACCGGGTTGACCGCCCGTTCGAGCTGGGCCGCCGTGATGGCGCTGGCGGTCTCGGACTTCCCGTGGTCCCTGACCCACTGCCCGATGAGACTGGCCCTGGACTTGCCGAGGTACGCCTTGGCGCTGTCCCAGAAGTCCTTGTCGGAATCGGGCTCCGCGCCGTTTGATTTATCAAACGGAACTACTGTCCCCTGTCCCCTGTCCCCTGTCTTAGAGGTTTCATTCGCGTTTCGAAACGCGTTTCCGGAGCCATTGAAACGCGTTTCACCATCGTTTCCACTGTCGCCTTTTTCGCGTTTCAGATCGCGCCAGTTACGCAGTCGCTCGCGGTCCTTTTCGCGCTTCTCGGCGAACCTGCCCCGGCTTTCCCACGCCTCGATTGCCTTGGCGGAAACGTGGGGGTGATAGAGGCGCCCGTCGTCGCATTCGACGAACCCGCGCAGGGCGCCGAGCCTGATCTTTTTCCACTCCCGGGGCGCCCTGCCATAGCCGGCGAGATGGGCGATGACCTTGTCGTCATTCGGCAAACTGCCGGCGGGAACTTGGTGCCAAGCGGCGCACCAGAGCAGGACGGCCGCGCGAAATTCGTCGCCAGATGCGTCGGCGGTAAGGTCGCTGTCCCGCAGCCGAGCAACGTCCAGCGGCATGAACGCGAAGTCCCGCAGATCGCATTCGGGAGGAGTCATCGGATCAGGCATTGGCGCCCTCCATGGCGAGGAAGGCGCGGCGAAATTCTTCGTGTGCCTTGAAGGTGGCTTCGATATGCTGGCGATCAGCCCACAAGGCGCCGTTCGCCTTCGCCTGGGTCACGAGCCCGCTGTAGCGATCCCATGCGGATTCGACCGCCGCTTTTGTCGGAATGATGGAAATGCCCGCGCTCATCGGGCATCCCAATTCTGCTGATCCCTGGGGAATGGAATCTCGGTTTCGTCAGAACGATTGATTTCGGCGACAAGACGTTCGCGGTCGATCGCCCATTCAAGATCAAGACTCTCCTGGAGCGTCAGGGCGCGCTTCCGGCTCACTGCGTCTAGAACCTCGATCACCAATTTATGGCGGGAGCGGTTCCCGTCGGTGTAGATCCCCATCAGGCACCATCCCCTATGACGATGACGACGCGACCGCCCTTGACGGGCTCGGACCGGCGCAGCGCATATTCGAAGCGGGCGTCATTGACCCCCAGAGCGTCGGCAATCCCGTCGATCCCCGCCTTCACGCTCGACAGCATGTTATCGAGGTCGCGCTTGCGGCGATCGGGCGGGTGGAATGTGAAGGCTAGCGCAATCGGCCCCATGAAGGTGGTCGATAGCGTGCACCCGTGGTCACGCTGCTTCGCCAGCCAATAAGCAGACTCGCGATAAGCGTTTTTCGCCCGGGCGAAAGTGAGATAGTGCACGCGAGCGTTCGGGCTCAGCTCCTTTGGAGGCCAAGGCAGTTCCAAGATCATGCGGCCCGCTCCCGTGGGGGCGTGAGCCTGTATCTGGTCCGCTTGATCCCGAGCGCAGGGTCACCGCGCCAGTGAGCGCTTACAACCTCAAGGCGCCCGTTCCGAACGCGAAGATGCTTCCGGCAAAAATGGAGGCATTTTTGGCCGGTCAAACGTGCCTCGTGGACCTCCCCGGAGGTGTCTACGTGGGTGGGGGTCGCTTCAAGGGTTAACTCGGTCCACGCCCTAAGCGGGAACTTGCCGGAGAGCACACCGGCTTTCAAAAGCCTGCGCTCCAGTCCCCGGTGAGGCATCATCTGTCGCCGCCCAAGAACTTTAGGCGAGTTGATGATGACCAGAATCCATTGTGCGACGGCGAGCGTGCCTGCGAAAAAGCCATCCCCCCAAAGCTCCTTAACGAAGTTTGGAACCGCGACCTCTCCGGCATGGACCTGATAATCGTCGCTTATCGTGCTGAGCGAACCAAGCGGGCCCGCCACCTCGTCAAAGAAATAGGAGGCGCGGGCCCATGTTGACCCCTCCGGAGATTCCAGGAGGATTCCAATGCGATGGCCGGCGCCGTTTTTGAACTCGATCCAAGTCTTTGGCGCGGGAAGGAAAACGCGGTCGAAAAAAAACTGCTCGGACACGCCCTTTTCGCGATCCATGACAATAGGCAGGAGAGGCAGAACTTCGGTCGCTTCAAAAAAATGAGTGTCATCTAAGGCGTCACGCAAATTGTGCGCGTTGCCTTGCCAGAACACTTCCCGTTCCTTCACGGGCAGGCAGAGTTGCTTGGCCAGCCGGTGCGCGAGAGGGGTCATGCCGCCAGCTCCTGAAATTCGGCCAGCAGCTCGTCAGGCACGACACCCGGGAGAAACCGCTCGCAAAGCGCCGCGGCGGCGACCTTCACGAACTGCTTGAACTTCGCCTGATCCATCGCCGCGAAGCTGATCGAGCCGGGCATGAACAGGGGAATGCCGGTCTTTGGGTTCATCACCCACTCTCCGGTTCCCGTGGCGACCTTGGCCATGAAGTTGAGCTGTTCGGCCGTCATCGCCGGGCGGCTGTTCTGCGCCATGAGATTGAGCATGGACCACCAGAGACGGTGAAACTGCGGATTGCGGGGGCGCTTGCCGTCGAGTTGCACCAGTTCCCCGGGCTTGCCCAAGTTCCAGAAATCCATCGCGGTGTCGTTGGCGGGCTCATAGCCGCGCAAGCCGCGACGATAGAGGGGGGACTCAGACATCGTGCCTCGCCTCCCACGCCCTGCCCATCGGGGTTGCCAGCCACTCGCGCCAATAGGCCGTCACGACATCGCGGCCGTCGAACTCGTACTTGCGCTGAAACTCGGGCCACCCGAGAATGTCGGTCTGTTCCTCGTGGGCACCATCGCACATCGGCATCGACGCGGAATCGGAGACCTTCGTCCCCATCCCTTTGTCGCCCCAGGGATCGAAATGGCAGGCCCGCACCTTGCCCCGGCACGCGTGCCTGCGATCGGCTATGCCGATGAAGCACGGGCGTCCGCGAAGCCATTTCAGGAACGGCTCGCAACGCTTCCATTCGTCAGCTCGGTGGCTGTTTTGAATGCGCGGGGCAAAGGCGGCTTTGGCGACCATCAGAAGGGCACCTGATCCCCGTCGTCATCCCGACGCGCCTGCTGGCGCTGGCCGCCGCCGCTTTGGCTGCTGTTTTCGCGGGGCTCGCGGAGATGGATGACGTACTGCCCATCGGTCGAGGCCGGCATCGCGTCCAGCTTGACCATGAAGCTGCCATCGCGGCCCGGAAAGGCCACGCCGATGCGGGTCCAGTAACTCTTGCCGTCGCTCTCGCGGACAGTCAGGGCGTCAAGGCGGTTCGCCATTATGCGTTCTCCAATTCGGTTTTGCGATTGCGGTATTCCTTCTCGAGGAAATCGTAGGCCGTGGCCGACGCACCGCGGATCATCTCCAGATCCAGTTCGCTGTCACTCCAAGTGAGGCCGAGGCCGACAAGGTCACTGGCCTCGCGCAGCTTTTTGCGGATCGAGCCCGCGAGCTTCTGGAGGTCGGTCTGCGTCTCGCCCTTGGATATGATCTCGACACCGCCCTTGTCGGGATCGTCGCCGTCCCCGGTCGGAATCAGGAAGAGGCCCCGCATGAATTGCTTCAGGGCGTAGGACTGAGCGGAGCCGGCCGACTGCGCGCCGGTCGCCGGGACGGTCACGCCCTTGAAGATCGGCCCGTAGGATTCGCCACTTTCGTGCGCCAGGGTGAAGGCGAAGCGGGCGTTCCACATCACCATGGATTTGCCCGACTTGGTGGTCACCTCCTGCGTTTCGGCATCTCTCGCCTCGTTCGGGATGATGAAGAGACCGGCGTCGGCGCAGTGACCACGGACATGGCCGAGAAAGTCGTCAATTGACGCATAGGCATAGCGCGCGCCGGAATCGTTGCGCTCATGGTCCTTGCCAAGTGTGCCGACCGCCTTCATCACGGCGACTACCGCCTTGGCGATGGACGGCGGGAAGGTATGGTTCTGAGCATCAGCAGCCATTGGAAATCATCCTTTGAAATGGGGTGAAGTCGGTTGAGGAGGCGGAAAGGATCGATCGGAAAGAAGCGGGTGCTGTCGGTCCGCGGTGCCCACTCCCCGAGCCAGCGCTGGTCCGAAAGCAACTCCCATGTTTCAGGGTCGCGCTCGCCGTCCTCCAACCAGACGCGGACCGGAACCCACGGCCCTTTTGCGCGCAGCCTGATCTGGAAATAGCCTTCGTGCGGCTCATCGATCAGCACCTTGCGCCTCTTGAAGCTTGGCGACCTTGACGGCGAGCCGATCCACCGCGTCCGCCAGTTCGGAGACGAGACCGGGATCGAACAGCGTTGCCGGCGCCACTTCGATGAAGGGCACGCGCTGGACGACCTGGGTCACGTCGTCGATCAGCATCTCCATCCGTTCGTCGGCGGCGTTGCGTGGCGCGAATTGGGTGGCCATTAGAGCCTCCGTCCGCGAGCGATTGAAGCGCGAAGCGGCGAGACCGGAACGGGCTCGATCCCGACAGGGACGAAAGCGCGGTGCGAAGCACGCGGCAAACTCACAGTTTTTCTCCTCTCCTAAGGTCGCAAAGCCCCTTGATGCGGGATTGGGTCATGCTGCTCGCCGCGACAGAAGCGCGTCCTCAATCGGCGGCATCTCCCGAGACAGCGAGCCGCCGAACACATGGCTGAACAGCGTCAGGGCGGTGGCCGTGTCACCCTTGCGAAGGGCCGCGACAGCATCGCGCAGATGCTCCAGAGGCAGCCCTTCCGGCTCGTCGTCGAACATCTCGTCGACCTCGTCGCGCAGGCAGTGGGCATCTGCCGTGACGGTGATTTCCACCTCGTCATCGAGCGTAAGTTCGCAGCCCTCTGGAATTTCGTTCAGGCCAAGAGCGGTCAGGATTTGCTCGACATAGACGGAGCCTTCGACGGCGATGTTCATTTGCCGCCCCGCTTTCCGCCAGCGGCTTCGACGGCATCTTCAAGGTCGATCTGGTTGGCGTAGAAAGCCTCCTCGGCCTTCGCGATCTGCGGCCCGCGCGTCGGCTTCTTGCCAGCCGGGAGCCACTTCTTGCAGGCGCGTTCGGACGCCTCCTTCATCTCGAAGGTGGGCTTCATGCTTCCGCGCTGGAGCCGGGAAAGGTTCGCCTCGATCTGCGCCTGAAGTTCACGCCCTCCAATGGGCCGCTCAGCCAGTTCCTGGAGGATCTCACGGTCGGTGACTTGGGTCATGCTGGACCTCCCACGCCTCTGATTTGCCGTTGCTGCGCGATGTACCCCGCCGCATGGTCGAGGCTGATGCCGTAGTGTTCGGATGCCTTCTGGGCGGACGCGCCGGCCAATTGCTCCAGCGAGTAGCCGAGCAGCTTCGCGAGGAAGCGGGTCAGGGGCATGTCGAGAGCGGTCATGCTGCCGCCCCCTTCGGCCCAAGCCGTTCGCGCATGGCGTCGATTGCCCGGCCTGCCTCATCCAGAGCCCCGCGCATGGCGACGAGTTCTGCATCGTCGATCTTCCCGTCCTCAAGCGCGACGGACATCTGGAGTAGCAGGCTGGTGAGCTTGGTCGCGGCGCTGCGTCCGGTGTCGTCACCGGGCTCCAGCGGGACCAGCTTCATGCCGATCAGGGACAGGGTTTCGTTGGCGAAGCGGCCGTTCCAGCGCTCGCAGCCGCGAAGGAAGGTAACGGCATCCATGGTCTGGAAGCCGGTGCGATAGGCGCGCGCGGCATCCTCTCCCTTGCCGATAGCCGCACCCAGGTCAGGGTCGGTCAAGTCGTCCTCGCGCTTGATCAGGGCAAGGCTGGCGCCAAGCGTCTCGACCAGACGAGAAGCGGGGATTTGCCGATAGCGGGGGGAGATTTCCGGGCCAGCCATGATTAATCAACACCCCTGTCATGTCCACCCGTCCGCCCTCTGTCCCCATCCCGATGCATGGCCTTGAGGCGCAGCTTGGCTTCGGCGATTGTGAGGAAGGCACCGCCGGCTCGATC